CTGTTACTGCTTCCGGACTTATTCCTATCTTTAGTTTAGATGACCTAGGAAATCTCATAGACGAGGAAGAGGACTCACGCTATGTCGACTCCTTAGTTGCTTCTGTATTTACCGGACTAGATGACTACAGCGAAGATGAAGATGACTACTTCTCGCTGCTCTCGAATGAAGAATATGAGATGCTAAAAGAAGAAGGTCTTCTAGAAGACTTTTCCATTCAGGCTGCCGGTGGGTTAGACCGCAACCGGGGGAACGCCGAAAAACTACGTCGTTACTGGACTCATGGTAGGGGTGCTGCTAAGATTCGCTGGGGAACTCCTGGCGACTGGACGCGCTGCGTTCGTCACCTTTCCAAGTACATGGGTCCTAGAGCGAAAGGATATTGTCAACTCCGACACAAAGATGCCCTTGGATTCTACACATCTACACATGCAAAGATGGATAAAGCTAGAAACTTCTCTATAGATGAAACATTCGAATCAGCAGTTATAGAGCAGGCTTTCTTAACTGCTCAGGCTAATAAAGCTAGGGCCAGAATTTCTATGACTGCCGCTGCCACGGCTCAGACATACGGTGCAGAGTTTTCTATCCCACTGGTACTCCCGGAAGACCACGAATCTGGAGATGGACGTAAATTTAAGCCAGAATCGGTCGAGATTAGAGAACTACCTCTACCACTTCTATGGCAATACAAGACTGGTGAAGGTCACTCGGGTTCGGTAGTAGTCGGCCGTATTGACTACATGGAGAGAATTGATGGCGGAATTGGAAATGCACGGGGTGTATTTGACAATGGGCCTCACGGAAAAGAAGCCGAGCGTTTGGTTCGTAACGGGTTCCTTCGTGGTGTCTCTGCTGACCTAGACCAGTTTGAAGCAAAGACAATTAAATCAGATGAAGCTTCTGCCGAACTCGGAGACGAGCTAGGTAAGGATAAAATTACTATAAATCATGCCCGTGTTATGGCTGTTACAATTGTACCTAAGCCGGCCTTCCAAGAGTGTGTAATTATGCTCGTTGAAGACGAGGACCAGGAGGAAGAAATGATTCCTAAAGATGGAATCTACGAAGAAACTGTTGACGCCCAGGAAGGCGGTGCTTTGGTTGCATCTGGCTTCCTAAGTGCCCCTATTCCAGCAGTACCACCAACCGAGTGGTTCACTGACCCGGGTCTAAGCAAGCCTACCCCGCTAACTATTACAGAAGATGGTCGAGTCTACGGCCACATTGCTGCGTGGAATGTTAGCCACATAGGACTTCCTAACAGCACCAAGCCACCTCGCAGCCGCAGTAACTACGCTTACTTCCACACCGGTGTCGTCCGTACTAACTCTGGTAAGGACATGCCTGTTGGTCAATTAACACTTGCTGGTGGGCATGCTTCTCTGCACGCTAGCGCAGCTCAGGCAGCTAAGCACTATGACGACACTGCATCTGCAATTGCAGACGTTCATGCCGGCGAGGACCGCCACGGCATTTGGGTAGCAGGTTCGCTACGTCCAGAGGCTACCGAATCACAGATTCGCACCTTGCGTGCTTCCGCTCCTTCTGGTGACTGGCGTCCAGTTGCTGGTTCACTTGAGCTTGTTGCTGTATGTCAGGTAAACGTTCCTGGATTCCCGATTGCTCGTGCTCTTGTAGCGTCTGGCTCGGTTATGGCTCTTGTAGCTGCTGGTGCCTATGAAATGGCAATGATGAAGCTAGATGCTGCTGGCAGACTTTCTGCTAAGGCAGATGCCCTTGGAGCACTTAGCTCGAGCGTAGCAGACCTAAACATTCGTGAACGTGTTGCAGCTAAAGCAGTAGACGCCGAGTTTGGCTACGTTTCTCGTGATGAAAGAAACAAACTTGCTGAAGAAGGAAAAGCTCTACCAGACGGTTCCTACCCAATCCGAAATGTTGAAGACCTAAAGAACGCTATTCAGGCTTATGGCCGTTCAAAAGAAGCAGACCGTTCTAAAGTGCGTCGTCACATAATCAAGCGTGCAAACGCTCTTAAGGTTCGCCACATGATTCCGGAAGAGTGGAAGACCGCGGCGTCCGCCGAGGCGTATTCTGCTCTTTCTTCTATGCGTGCCAAGATTGAAGCCCTAACTGCTGCAGTTCCAGCTCCAATTGAAATTAAGGACACCGACCTAAAAAAACTTGAAGACGCCAAGATTGCTGCCGACTTAGAGCGTGAACAAGTTAAGGCAGAAATTGAAGCCCGTAAAGCTAAGTCATCTCTTCCTGATAGTGCACTACCTAAGTATGACCCAGATACTGGTCGTACAAAGTATGTTCCTGGTAAGACTCAGCCTCGTGACGCTGCTGGCAAGTTCCGTAAAGTTCTTGCTCGTCTAAAGCAAGACCTAGGTGTGGCCGGTCTGCAGGAAGCTTTGAAGCAAGTAGAGCACGCAGAAAACCTAGAGTTTGCTGGTAACTACACTGAAGCTGCTAAGGCTGCTAATGACCTTATCGGCACAATCGACCGTCTCGACTCGGGTGCTCTAGATGCAACTAAACTCGAGAATGTTCGCCTTACAGCGAAAGACCTTGGAAAAGTGATTGCTAACCTTCCGTTACCATTTACCAACCAAGCACAAAAAGTTAGATTTAGCGATTTGCCTCCTGCACTGAAGAATCTTGTCGATGACATGATTTCTCGTGTAGAAAGCAAAATCGGTAAAAAGGACGCTGATATTGCAACTGCAAAACTGCGTGCCTATAAATCAGGAGGAGACTTGTTCTCTCAGTCAGAGATTTCGTCTGAGATGGCAACCTTGCTCCGACTCCTTACCTAAAAAGTAAGGTAAAATTAGGTATAGGTGGAGTGCCTCCACACCAGCTGCGTGTGTAGTCCCTCGGCCTGACTGTTCACCCATGAGTACGAACCCGTACTCAGTAAACAAAAACTGGCCTAGGAGGTACAGTGGACCACATCAATGCACAGCTTGATATGCTGGCTGAACTGAGCGACGAACAAGTCGCTGAGCTTCAGAGTGCTATCATCAGTGAATTTGAAGTAGTCGAAGGCGAAGAGCCTACTCCTGAGACAGTTGATGCCATGACGTCGCTTGCCGACTCCTTGGACACAGTACGTGGTGAGCTTTCGCGCCGCGAGGCGCTAGCTGCCGAGCTTGCTGCCGCAGCAGCTGAAGCCACCGCACGTGTTAAAGGGTCAGATGACGCCGAGGAAAATGGAGAGGTTATGACTGACGATTCACAAGAAGCTCCGGTGGAAGAAGTTCCAGCGGACGCCCCGCCAGCTGAGGAGATGCCTGCAGAGGCAGCTCCAGCTCCAGCTGAAGACATGCCTGTAGAGGAAGTTCCTGCAGAGGAAGTTCCTGTAGAGGGAGTCGTTGAAGAGGAAGTCGGAGAAACTCCTGTAGATGAAGAGGAAGAAAAGAAGAAAGAAGCTTCTGAGTATGCCGCTGAAACCGCAGACGCATCAATTGCCGAAGAAGTAAGCACCGAGCTTTCGGCCACCGATGGAGTCCCTGCAAACGCAGAGGCTCCAGCAGAAGAATCACCAGTAGTCGTAGAGGCTGTTGAAGGTTCCGAAGCATCAACCCAAGAAACATCGATTGAGCTAGAAGCTCAGGAAGGGCAGGCACCCGTGACCGCCGCAGCAGAAGAGGGCTTCTCAGCCCCTGCAGACCGTCAGCCTGTTATCCAGGTATCCGAGGCAGCTCCAGTGGCAATCACTGCAGGTGCTGACATTCCTGGCTACACAGCTGGCTCAGAAATCAAAGACATGTACGAAGTAGCTCAGGCTATGGAGAAGCGCATCCACTCGCTTCGTCGTGTCAACGGAGGAGACGGAGAGCAGCACATCGTTGCTTCCCTAACCACCCAGTACCCAGAGGAGCGCACTCTGACAACCGACGCAGAGTCGAACCAGCTGAAGATTAACAGCGTTGTAGGCCCTGAGGCACTTGTTGCTTCTGGTGGTCACGCTGCTCCATTCGAGGTTAAGTACGACATCTATGCAATCGGTTCGACCAACGTACGTCCTGTACGTGACGCCCTGCCTAAGTTCCAGGCTGACCGCGGCGGTATCCGCTTCGTAACTCCACCGAGTTTCGCAGCTGACACCTACAATGCTGCTGTTGGTATTTGGACTGCAGCAACCGACACCACTCCTTACGCTAACACCAAGGCATCTCTTACTGTCTCGGCTGCTCAGGAAAACACCGTGTCTACAGACGCTGTCACTTTGCAGCTACAGTTTGGTAACCTGATGACTCGTGCTTACCCAGAGTTGATTGCTCGTCACAACGAGCTAGCTCTTGTACAGCACGCTCGTGAGGCAGAAGACAACCTGCTAAGCAAGATTGGCAACGCATCTACAGCTGTTACAACCACAAGCCTTATTGGTTTCGGTCGTGACTTCCTAGTTCAGATTCGTCGTGCCGCTACTGCTTACCGTAGCCGTCACCGTCTAGACCCTAAGACCAACCTTAAGGCTATCATTCCTGCATGGGTATACTCAGCTATGGCTGCAGACCTTACTCTATCTATGCCAGGTGACGGTACTCTATCGGTCTCTGAGTCAGAAATCAATGGCTACTTGGCTAACGTCAACGTAACCTTGACTCCTACCCTTGACGGTACAGTGTTCGGTTCGCAGGGTGCTACCGCACTACTTGAGTTCCCAGACAGCTTTGTTTGGTACCTCTTCGCAGAGGGTTCATTCCTCTTCCTAGATGGTGGAACTCTAGACCTCGGTATCATCCGTGACAGCTCGCTAGTCGGCACCAACGACTACAAGATGTTCGTTGAAACCTTCGAGAACGTTGCCTTTGTTGGTATCGAGTCTCTAAAGATTACATCGACCATCTCGGTCAACGGTGTAGCCGCTGCTCTACGCGACACCACTGGTGGCGCAACTGCAGCTGCAATCGAGTACTAAAAATCGCAGTGGAGGGGGGCCTGGCAACGGGCCCCCTAACACAACAACTTTGAACTTATAGTTAAGGAACATAAATGGCCACTTTTGATGGAGCATTTCCAGCACCGAAGATTGTACCCTCGGCGTTTGGCCTATTTTCCGTATTTGACCCAAAGAATCCAAATACTGAAGATAAGTGGGTACGAGGTTTTGACCAGTGGTGGGAAACTAGACCTAACTATGTTAGAAACTGGGACGAAACTAGCACTACTTCTTACGTAGTTGACTCAAACCCTGGTGCTGCTCGTTACAGCCACCACGTACCATTCTTTATTGAAGCTGAAGATTACGCTTCGACTTTCGGTCTCAACGGTGAAGACCGTTTTGCACGTGTCCTACGTCAGCTAGAAGGCTGTTCTCAGAAGGCTTGTGAAGTAGAACTCTGGGACGGAACAGTAGCCCTGCAGGGAACTGGTACTGACCTAGTAAACCCATACCTGGCTAAAGGTTCTACTCTTACTATTCTTTCTGGTCGCAAGTCTGACGGCTCACTTGCTGACCCTACAGCCGATGGTGCTGCTATTTCGGTCAAGCATGGTATATCTGTACTTGAATACAACATTGGTCAGTACTCGTCTGGCGGTGAGCAGGGTTGGATTCACATGACTCGTGATACTGCTGCAATCCTTAGCTCATATAACCAGATGGTATTTCACCAGCCTGGAGCAGTTAAGACCGAACACCTACAAACTTTTGGTGGAACTCCAATGGTTGTTGGTTCTGGTTACTCTGGTAATGGTCCAGTTGTAAACGTTACTAACAAAGTTGCAGACGGAACCAACGCTACACTCACTACTGCTACAAACCACGGTCTAGCTGTAGGAGATACTGTGACTGTTGTTGGTGTTGACTCTACATTCAACGGAACTTATACAACTATCACTGGTACAGCAGGAACTACAATCAAGTACGCTAAAGCAGCTACTGTGTCCTCAGCTGCTACCAGCGGCGGAACTGCTCAGATGCAGGCCAATAGCCGCTACAAATGGATTTACGCTTCGGGTGAAGTACGAGTTTATCTCGGAAAGTCTGAAGTGGTAAACGACAGCTTAGCTCAAGGCTATGGTGTTGCAGCAAATCAGAATGACATAAGAATTAAAGCTACTCGAGCAGCCGCCGTGTACTTTGATACATCCATCCACCTAGGTGTCAAGGTCGACTTGACCCTAACCAACTAATATAAGGAGAAAAGGCTATGCCTACTCAAGATTATGCAGCCAGCATCCAGGGTGTGTCGATTCGTGTCACCCGTCTGGACGCTGCTGGTAACCTACTAACTGGTCCTCTGGACAGCTACACAACATCAGCATTTATGCGTGTTTCGTTTACCCCTGAATATGAAGAGGGTGACGAAATCACCGAAAAGGGTGCTAACGGTGTTATTTGTGTATCTTACAAGGCTCCAGACACTCTGAAGCGTATTACCATGGAGCTCGCTATTTGTGAGCCAGACCCAGAGCTTTCTGCTTTGATTTCTGGTGGTTTACTGCTTCGTAAGAACATTTCTAACGATGCAACTAACAACTTTAAATCAGTTGGTTGGGCTGCTCCAGGCGTTGGAGATGACCCAGCCGGTAACGGTGTAGCCATCGAAGCATGGTCGCACGCAGTTTCTGGTGGTAAGCGTGCTTCGGTATTGCCTTACTTCCACTGGGTATTCCCATATGTGAAGATGCGTCAATCAGGTGACCGTGTTATTGAAAACGGTATGCTCGCCAACACATTCGAAGGTTACGGCCTTGGAAACGTTGGTTTCGGTTCAGGTATCGACGGCCGCTGGGAGTTCCCGGTTGCTACTGACCGTCCGTACTCTTACGCACGTACATCATGGGCACCAACCGGACTATCTGGTTTCTACACCTGGTCTGACAACTCAACCAACCAGGTTGTATTCTCAGCTAGCGGTGCTGGTACTAAGAACAAGACCACAATCACCATTGCTAACGTTGCTGCAAGCAACACAGCTTCGACTAACAACATCACCATGGGCTTCTCTGCAGACCCTGCACTTGCTGTCGGTGACGTTATTCGTGTGGCTAACATTGGTGTCGAGTTCGACGGTGACGTAACTGTTATTTCGAGTGCTTCGAACACAATTACATACACCTCGCCTGTTGCTAACACCACATTCAATACATTGACAGCCAACACTGCTTTGGTCACTAACACCACTGCCCGTGTTCAGGTTATCAATGCTGTTACTGAGGTCCGCACTACACCGGTCGCTACAACTGAAACCGACTTCAACTCGTCTGTTTCAGACCAGAGCTTCAACGTTCCTGGAAGCAAGACCTACAATGCTGACAATGCAATTGACAACATTATTACTGCAAATGAGTCTGGCACCACAAGCGCTAACTAATAGCAGGTAACTCAGTGGGCGGTGCATCCAGTAAAATGGATGTACCGCCCGCTTAGTTTGAGAGACAGACAGAGGAATTATGGCAAATAATTTGTGGATTCAGCCAGAAGAACTGGGTCACTATGCCAATACTGAATATGCCCAGGAGGCGTGTGAAGTTGCATCGTTTCTACTGTGGGCTATGTCTGGCCGTAAATATACTGGCGAGACTGTTGTAACCGAGCGTTATACCTGTGTTCTTCGCAACAACAGAATGGGCCCGTCTACTAAAACAAATTCTCCAGTTCTGTTTGGTGGAGATGTATATAACATCCCATCAGGTGACTATGACGAATACTCAGAGCTCACCGCAGACGGCCTCTCCCCAGATGCTCGTATTAGACTGCGTGGTAGACCGGTTTCTAAAGTTATTGCAATTCGTAATAAGACTGGCGCAATCATTGACCCGTCTAAATATTACCTAGTTGACCACTCTACTATTCATATTGCTGCCGGAACCCCGTGGACCCCTTGTAATACAGAAATTACTTATATGTATGGTACCCCCGTTCCAGTTGCTGGAAAAATGGCTGCACTGACTATGGCTACAGAATTTGCCAAACTTTGGGCCGGCGATGACGACTGTGCTCTACCTCAGCGTATTACATCTGTATCTCGTCAGGGTGTTTCTTTCACGATTCTAGATAACCAAGAGTTTATTGCCGAGCTTCGTACTGGTCTTTACGCAGTTGACCTGTTCTTGAAGACTGTAAACCCAGACAATGCTCGTAGGAAGTCAAAGGTATTTACCCCTGATGTCCCTCGTGCTCGCCGTTACACAGCTAAGCCTCTCTACCTAACTGCGGACCCAGACTTCGACGTAACAGTTGTTAGAACTACCCCTGGTACTTGGACTTCTAGCGGAACTACCGCTAATGTGACTGCACTTGTAGATGAGGTCGGGTGGACTCCAGTAGTGACTCTTCGTAACTACGGGGGTACTAAGTCTGTTGATTTAGATATTTCAGCAATAACTATTGACACCGTAGGTAACGTAGTTTCCTTCGAGGTTTCATACGATAAGGCTTTTGCAGCTCTTGGAATGGTTGACCCTGGAACTTGGACACTGTACGCTACCAAGACAATTGCTGGTGTTCTAAACGTAAATGAAATAGCTACTGGAAACTTAACTATACAGATGTGGCCGTAAGGATAAATAGCATATGAGAGACTTAAGTGGAGTTGACTCTGATGCACTACGTCTAAAGAACATGCTTGACGGAGTGCTAGAGCGAGTACAAAGTGTATACCAAAGCTACAACGTTCCGCTTCCTGGTCGTCAATATTGGATGATTGGCGAACCAGCCCTCGACTGTGAGCAAGTTGTTGTTGCGTTTGACCAGCTGTATTTAGGCACTCCCGGAGATGAAATTGCTCAGCCTAACCGCTGTAACGTTCCTCGTAGTGCCACTTTCCGTATTCTAATATCACGTGAAGTTGCTATTGTTGGCATGAATGGTCGCCCGCCTACAGGTGATAAGATTCAGCAAACTTCTGTACTACCTACTATTGACGCCTGGATTCTAATGGAAACCGTGCGTGAGTTTGACATGTGGGATGAGACTGGCTACGGTCTTGGTGTTGTGGCTAGCCTAGAAATTGCTGGTCCCGAGGGTGGGTTCAACACAGTTGGACTTCGACTTACTATGGCGGTTCCGTAAAATGGCTACACCTAGATACAGACTAACCATTTACGATTCAAAGCTTCATTTGTTCTTAAATACTCCCAACTCGGGCGACCGTGAAGACCTATGGAAATATATAGAGCGTCGATTGAATCGCACTGTTTTTGCGGCTAAAAGAGATGTTGGAGTGAGGACTGGTGCTTTGCGTGCCAGCATTTCTAGCTATCACCTAGGTAACTCAACTGGTCAATATGCGGGAGTTCGTGCTACCAGGCCATATGCTTTGATGCATCACGAGGGAACTAGACCTCACCTCATAAAGCCAAGTTCGGCTCCTAAATTGGTGTTTGTGAGTAAAAGTCGAGTTGTTAGGACCTCTCTCGTTAAGCACCCTGGAACAAAGCCTAACAAGTTCCTAGCAAATAACCTAGATATCCTCGCTGGAATAAAGCGGGGCTAATAGCCATTTTTGAGGCATAGTACAATAGACATAGGCGTAATCCAACGCTTTTCTACTACAACTACAAAAGAAAGATACTACTAAGATGGCAAGATTCAAAGATTTTGGCAAAGGCAAAGACGACGGTTCAGAGACCAGAGAACCAATCAAATTTGCAATACATGGTGAAGAGTTTGTCTGTCACCCACGCATGCAGGGTAAGACCCTACTACAGTTCGTAGAACTAGCTAACTCGGAAGACGCTGGTGACTCTGCAAAAATCACTCGAGTTTTCTTCGAGAAAGTTATGTCCCCTAAAGAGTACGAGCGTTTCAACACTCTGCTAGATGACCCAGAAAAAATTGTCTCGGTTGAAACACTCGGTGAGATTATTGGATGGTTGATTGAGGAATACAGCAACCGCCCAAATCAGCAGCCAGAGGCTTAACACTCTGGGCGGTTGACCTCTGGCCGTATGTAAATGGAAAAGCACTAGTGAATGGACTCAGACTTGAAGAGATGGAACTCTCTGACATGCTAGATGTCATTCACTACTTCTATGAAGAAGACTTAAATTACGCTACTGTAGAGCAGGCTCAGATGAGTGACGCTAGACGTGTCACTCTGTTTAAGCAGCTTTATGGAATCGAATATAAGTACGCTTCTGAAGATGTTAAAAACAGGACTGCTGGAAACAGTTTTGATTTTGACTTAGATGACCCAGTTCCATTTGACCCAGCTAATGCTAAGACTAAACCGTTCATCCCTGCAACACAGGTAGATGCTGATTCGTACAACCCGTTTGGCAGCATCTTAGATGCTCCTATCAACTAGAGACTATAAGGAGGTGAGCACATGGCAGTAGTCGGTGAAGCCAGAATTACCGTCGTCGCGGATACCCGCGGCGTAAAAGACCAAATCCGCAGAGGATTTCAAGGTGCTACTGCCGAAGCTCAGCGGGCTGCGGAGGATGTTTCCAAAGCATTCAACAAAGGAATCTCTGACGGCAGTAATGGTAGCGGGTTTACTAAATGGGCTAAAGAAGCTAAAAAACTTTCTAGTGAATTCCACAAAGCTATTAGAAATAGCTACAAGTGGCAAGCCGCCACCGGTGCATTACTCCAATCCATTATGGCACTTGGTGGCGGTCTTCTAGCCCTTGTCGGTAATATTGCAGGAGCGGCTTCGGCTGGTGTAGCACTGGTTGGAGTAATGGTCCAACTGAAAGTTGCCAGCTTAGTTGGTAAACAAGCATTTAGCGGTGTAATGGCGGCTGTCAAAGCCGGTGGCACAGCTGCTGGTGGTACTGGAAAAACTATTAGAGAGCTTCGAGAAGAGATGCAGCAACTTGCATTCTCTGCTGAAGAGGCTGCTCTAAGTCAAGAAAAAGCTAGCATAAGTCTAGAAAAAGCAAGAGAGAATCTTGCTAGAGTACAAAATCTACCACCAGACAACCGTGCTCGTCGCGAGGCAGAGCTTGCCTATCAAGAAGCTGACCTGGCTTATAGAAAAGCTAAAGATAGAAATGCTGACCTTCAAGAGCAGATAAATAATCCTCAAAAGAAGAGTCGTTCAGGTGCTGGTGCCGACCCGTACAAGAACCTCACTGAGACTCAAAAGAAGTTCGCTCAGTATCTAGTTAGCGTACAGCCTAAGATGAAGGAGCTAAGAGAGGCGGCTGCGTCTAGCTTCCTTCCTGAGCTCACTAGGCAGATGCAAGTCATGTTCAAGGGTGGCTTTTTTCAAATGCTTGTCAAGGGCTTTGAAAACGTTAGCAGTGGACTTGCTAAAGCAACTAGGGGCTTCACTAATACCCTGTTTGACCCTAATACTAAGAAAAACATGGCTGAGCTATTTAAGAATAGCGCGACTACTGTTGGTACGCTTGGCGGAGCCTTAGGTAAAGTATTTGGCGGATTCCTGACTTTGATGAGGGCGATTCAGCCACTAATTGGTAGATTTGTCCTATTTCTAAATTCCAGAGCTGATAATTTTGGCAGAAGCATGCAGGGCAACTTTGCAAATATTATGGAATTCTTTAGAAAAGCCGGAGATGCTGCAGCTGGCTGGGGGCAGCTGCTAGAAAAACTTTTCACTAAGTTCAAAGAAATGATTAAGGCTAACGTTGGGCCTGGAACTGGTGGACAACTACTACTTGACTTCTTTAACAAAGGTACCGCTGGGTTTAGAGGTCTTGACGGTGCAGCAGGAGAGTTTGCTCGTAAGCAGCACTTCTTAGCTGCGGCTACTAACTTAAAAGCAATGTTAGAGAGCCTCGGTAAGATATTTAGCTTTATGTCTGACCTCGGTACTGACCCAGCTATTGCTGGTTTCTGGGGAATTTTAGCAGAACTAGAAGAACCTCTCGGACACATATTTAGCTCAATTACAGGTGCTGGCGACGAGCTTGCTAAACTTCTAGTTACTGTAGTTGAGATTGTTGCATCGTTCACTGACTCTGGTCAGCTAACTATGTACTTAGAAGTTCTTGGAACTACTTTAAAAGTAATTGGCTCAGTGGTGGGAACACTATCTCCGATAATTCAAGCCTTTGGACCGCTTGTTGGAACCATTGGTGCTCTAGTAACTACAATGTTGCTTCTATCTAAGACCACGAAAATTGTTGCTGGAACTTGGATGGCTTTTAGTGGTGTCGTTAGTGGTACAACTAGAGTTCTTACAATTTATAGAACAGCTTTAAAACTGAATACTGCTGCAGAAACATTTGGAGCTAGAGTTAAGGCTGGACTTCTGCTTCTTACAACTAAGCAAGGACGAGCAGACGCCATTGCTGCAATAAAAACTGCGTTCTCTGCTAGTAAAAAAACTGTTGAAACTGCCGCTACTGCAGCACTGGTTGGGGCAAAGACGGCAGACGGAGTTGCTACAACTGGAGTTGGAATAGCATCCTCGGTTGCGACCCCGCAGGTGGCAGCATTCTCTGTGGCTGTAAACTCGGCTATCTGGCCACTAACTCTTATAGCTTTAGCTATTGCCGCTGTGGTGGCTGCAGTGGTTCTTCTAGTTTCTTGGATGAACCAAATTAAAGCTGACAATATTAAAAAAGCCAACAAGGCAATCAGCAAAGAGTTTGATGAAACTCGTGGAAAAGTAATTGGTGCCACTGATGCACAAAGACAGTGGACCGCAGCACTTCTCTCTGTGGGAGATAGTCAAAAGTCTGGAATTACAGACCTTAAGTCTATGGGTAAGGCCCTTAATGATACTGGAAAGGTCTACTACAGTAGGGCTGGTGCTGTAAGGTATTACAGCCAAGAGACCATGAATGCTAGAGAAGCTATGGATGCCTATATTGGCAGCCTAGCTAAACTTGCTAAGAAGAATCTCCCGGAAGCTCAGCGTCAGTTCCGTAATATGGTCGTTGCCAGCGGAATGAACCGAAAGGCTACAGAACTTGCAGTAACCTCTAACAAAGATATGGTTGCTGCATTGGAGAAGCAAGCTAAGGCAATGGGTGACACCATTATGAACGCCGATGGTACAGTCAACGCTCTTAAAGCAGTTGATTATGCAATTGGTGAAGGTAGTTATGTTCGTAGAAAAGCTGTACTTGAGCAGCAGAAGTTTGCTGAAACATTTAAGAATGCTGCTAAGTCGTTTATTGACTCGAACGATGCTATGCAGAAAGCAACAGATGACAAGGGTAAGTTCAGCCTAAGCAAGTACATAAAGAACTTGAGAGAGCAGGGCACGGCTCTTATCAACTGGAGACTAAATATCTCCAAACTAAATAAATTATTTACTGACAAAAAAGCACTTGAAGGTATTATTGCTCAGGGAGCTGCCGGGGCCGACTTAGTTGCATCTCTTGCAGCTGGTGGTCAAGCAGCAGTTGATAGCTATACCGCAGCTCAGGGGGCAGCCGCGGCAGCCACCAAAGATGCTGAAACTTTTGCCGCGGCTTTTGGTGACACTACAGCGGTAGTTAATCTTATTAGAAAGAAGTTCAAGGGTGACTCTTGGCAGATGAGAGGATTGACCGAAGAGCTTGCTCAGGGATATGGTGCTTTGGAACTGCAGGCAAAGTATGGCATCAAGGAAAGCGATATTATTGCTGAGCAGAAGCGTCTTCAGGGTGGTGCTGACCTCGCTAGCACAGTAAACCTAAACGCTCAATGGGATGAGCAATCTCTAAAAGATGCAAAGGAACAGCTAAAAAAGGGTCTTGGAGATGTGACTCTAGAGGTTAAGAAAACTTCTAAAGATGGTGGTTTCTTCGACAGCGGTCTTGTGAATGGATTTAGAAGTGGTGGTTTAGTAGGTCGATTTGCAGATGGTTTTGGGCCTAGCTACACTGGTAGAGTTTCTGGTCTAGGCACTGCTCGCTCAGACCAAATCCCTGCAATGATTTCAAACGGTGAGTTTGTTGTAAATGCTCGTGCTACTGCTCAGAATCTTGCTCTTCTAACTGCCATCAACAGCAACAGAAATGTTTCTGCAGTGGGTGGTGGAATCTCTGTTGTAGTCAACGCCGCTCCAGGTATGGATGAGACTCAGGTAGCCAACATTGTTGTTAGGCAGCTAGACCGAGCTATCGGGCTTGGAGGAGCTAAGTAATGCCTACAAATCTAGTCTTTAACCCTACATTCTCGGTAAATACCGATGGCTGGGCAGCAACTAACTCTGCCACCATATCTCGTATCACGACCGATACCTACTTTGGTAGGGGTGCTCTACAAGTAACCCGTAGCTCGACCCAGTCGTGCGGTGCTTCTACTACTGCCCTATTTGATGTGTCATACGGCACGACCTATACAGCTTCTGCTTATGTTAAAGTGCCTGCTGGTAAAGCTAACATTGTTGCTGACATAGTTATAAACTATTACAACTCTTCAAAAGTATTTGTAGCTAGCACTAGTGCAGGGGACATTACAGTATCAAGCTCTAATGGCTGGACTAGGCTGTTTTTAAACTTTACCGTTGCTTCGTCTTCAGTTGCTTATGCAGCTGTAGCAATTCAAGACAATACGGCATCTCCAGTATCTGGTGACACTTTCTTAGTTGATGCCGTTATGGTGTCTACTGGACCGCTCCTGACCCCATTTATCGAGCCAGAGCAGCCTCAGGAAGTTAAAAACCAGGCTGTAAATATTGCTTTAACTAAACTGCCTCAGCCTCATCTGACTGGTATGAAGTTGAAGGGGGACGTTAGAATCAACGGTCTTACCTTAAACTCTATCGATGAGAACGACATCGTCTGGGTCTGTCGAGAAATTGAGGGTTGGTGGAATCTATCCAGCGTAGAGAGTCCAGACATAGCTCGTGGTTTAGATGACGGCTCCTACAATGTTCGAGGTAGACGTACTGCTAGAAGCATTACTTTAGAGGGCTCTATCTTGGTTCCAGACCCTTCTTGGACTGCAATTGCAAGAAAGAAACTTTTGGAAACAGCCAATCTTGTATACGAAGGTGGATGGCTATATGTCGATGAGTCCCCCACTAAAGCTGCCTATGTTCGCTTAATTGGACAGCCAACCATAAATAATGTAAATGCTAGAGGTCGAATAGACTTCAGCATACCGCTACGTGCTGGTGACCCGATAAAGTACACTTGGAATGAAAATCATTTAGAAGGTTTTACGGTAGTTGGATTAACTAATCTTTTAAGTGTTCCTGGATTTGAAAACTCTACTACTGGATGGTCAGTGCAAAATGGTACTGCCGCTACTAGTACTGCTGATAAATACGAGGGCTCTTATTCGTTACTGGCCACGGCTAATGGCTCTGGGACTTTTGGCCCTAGGCGAGCTTCTAGTTCATACTACCCGTCTATTATTCCTGGAGAAACTTATACTTTCTCTATCTACGCAAAAGACATCAACACAGCTGGAACCTATACTGCCAGAATTGGATGGCTAGATAGTGCTAATACTCAGCTGCAGACTTCTATTGGTCAGCCAATTGCAATATCTTCTTCTAGCTGGACAAGATACACAGTTACCGCAATAGCTCCAAAAGATGCAGTTAAGGCTATTGTTTACTGCTACAGTGCAGCTACGCCGACGAATGGTACTCAAGCGTACTTTGATGCAGCCTACTTTCACTTAGGAACATCTGCACTAACTTACACATCAAACAATGTTTCTAACTTGGCTATAAACAACTCTGGAAATTCTAACGTTGCTGTAGTTTATAAAATGACCGGGCCTATAACTGCACCGGCGTACATTAGGTCAACATCTGGAAACACGACTCAAACTATCACGGTTAATACAAACTTACGTGATACCACTACAACAGCATCTATTGATGCAAGCGAGTTCTCGGCTGGAGTAGCAACTATTACCACCACCACTACTCACAGTTTCTTAGTTGGTGACCTAATTACTGTAGATGCATCTAACAACTACTATGATGCAGCGACGGCCGTAAAAGTTACAGCTGTCACTGATACTTCGATAAGCTATGCAAATCCGATTGCAAACATTACTAGTATCACGCACTCTTCTAACCGGGCAGATGTGATTACAGATGCTGCTCACGGATTGAGTGCCGGAGACACATTCTATATCGGTGGGTCTAGCAACCCTATCTTTGATGGGGCATATACTGTTCTAGCATCTCCGACTCCCACTTCAACTACATTTTCTTATACTAAAACTACGTCTAATCAGACCACTGGATATGGTGGTCAGATGTCTCGTCAAATTGCATACAGTTCAGGGACAACCGGAACTGTTACGCTCGCTCAAACTGACACCCTAGAAATTGACACCTACAACAAAACGGTGCTTTATCGCGGGCTGCCAGACAGCTCTAGGTCAACTCTTGCGGTAAATGTTGACTGGATTCAACTACAACCTGGAGATAATAACCACACCGTATCTGTAACTGGCGGTACTGGAAATACCTACATCAAATACCGTTCCGGCTGGATAGGCTAAAATAGTCTTATAAAGACGACCGACGTGAGGATGTAAATGCCAGATAGTCTGCAACCAGTAGATAACGTGCTAGGAGCACGCTATCGCTACTATACTGTCAACATCGTTACCAATACCGTTATTGGTGAAATTCCTTTTGAAGATGTAAGCTACGAGCGTTCAGTAAAAGCTCCTGGAGCGTTTGATGGAAAGATTACAATTTCTGACCAAACTTCTAATTTAGACCTGTATAACGCTACACTTCCTGGAAAAACTGCACTTTACGTTGTAAGAAATGATGAGGCAGTTTGGGGTGGCATAATTTGGGGACGCACTTATGACCTCAAAGGCAGAAGTCTTGCTGTTTCAGCTAGCGAATTTACTAGCTATCTAAGCCACAGAATTATCTGGAAGACCTACTCTCACGACTGCTCCGCTAAGCTGACTAAAGCCACTTCTAGCAGCTACGTGCTTGTTACTATTCAAGATAAAGTTTTGAAAGCTGCTCCAGCTATTACCGATAATGCTGGCAATCCAAACTATGTAACTATTACATTTAGTGATAATGCTTACAGAAAGTATAGCGGTAGCTACAAGATTGTTGGGAAATCATCATCTCCGGCTGCTCCAGCTAATCCTGGTAGAGCTGCTTTTTATGTGGACATACCAGCCCTGCCTAAAAAGTCTGTTGGAGTATATGACGGGGTGGGGGTAACCTTAAAGGCCGATACATATGAATTCCTGAGAGACATAATCACATCTACCTTCTCCGACTTTACTGACATAGAGTTTCCAAACGCCATCATAGAGCCTGGTATTAAAATTCCTTATGAACTTGATACTAAACAACTCACTATTACTGATGACTCTAATGGTGTTGCAACTATAACCACCAAAAGCGAGCATGACTTAACTGCAGGTCAGAGAATTGAAATTGTAAACGTTGACCCGATGTTAGATGGGTTTCACACTATCTCGGCAACTCCAACTAAGTACAGCTTCCAATATGTTCTTACTAATCCAATCAGCAGACATGATAATGTCTCCAGAGTTTACCTAGATAGTTCTTTATCTACTCCTGTCTCGCTGAGTGCTAGCGTGGACATGGTAAAAGTTAGACAGGTAGTAGAATACCTTCCTCAGTATGTAAATTATGTCCAGCGAGTTTCTGGTGTCATAACTGCCACGTTTAATTCAGTGCACACTTTTAAAAAAGGCGATAAAGTTATTGTTAACTTTGAAAAAAATGGCGTAACTGAAAAACTGGAAGAAGTAAAGACTAAAAACACTGATGGTACAACTACTACCAAAAAAGAAAAAGTCAACACTTTTGATTTTAAAAAGTATAACGACACTGTTACTGTAACCTCGGCTACCGCCAACGCTATTACATTTCTAGACCCGGACCCGGACCACGTATCGCCTGGGTACGATACAAAAGGAAATGTAAGTCCATCTAAAAACTCTATAAAAAATGCGGCCCCGCTTCCATTGCTACTTCTATATCCGCAAAACTCTTCTGGATACAATATGGGAGACGATATTAGAGTTGATGGGGTAGATGACGCTGGATGGCAGTACCCTGTATATGATGGTTACCATAAAGTCTACGAGGTAAGCCCGGGTAAGACTTACTCGATTACTAAATACAAAGCTGAGTCTGATTGGCTAACTGAAGATACAGATGATGTTGATGATAAGAGAGTCATTGCTTATGTGTATTGCACTACCGACCCCGGCATAGAAGCTGGCGACGAGTTTGTTGTGTCTGGCATCACTGGAACAACTGCGTTAAATGGTACATATACTGCGCTATTAGACTCGTTCCTTGACCCCACTTACAGTCTTTATGCAGTTCCTTACATTAAGCAAATATCTGCGGTTTCTATAACTACTCAGGCATCGGGTGCCTCTTTGGTTAAAAACGGTGAGACTTGGATTGCTTATCAACCAGGCACCAGTGAACTTAGATACAGTTTAAAAAATGAACCTGATGCCGATTCCGGAATATCAAAGTTTGAGTATACAGCTGCTAAAGGCGACAAAAAGAACGTTGTACAAATCACAACAAAGTCTAGACATGGCTTAAAAATTGGCGATACTGTAAAAATTGTCTACGGTCAGTCAGATAAAAATGTCGACCAAGAAACCTACGGTGGTACAGTAAAAGTCACTGCGGTTCAAGATTACGATACTTTTTCTTACACTCTTATAAAAGGTAAGCATAAAAAAGATGCCCCTAAAAAGGATGTAGAACTTACCGATAAGAGTGGAACCGTAACAAGGCTAAGACATGGAATATTGAATCCTGAAATAGTTCAAGAAGAAATAGATTCTGTCAGAACCGAGATTACTGCCGCAGGTGCTACTCAAGTTACTGTCTATGCTCCGGGTCACAACTTTAAAAAGGGAGATTACATATCTGTATCGGTAAATGACTCAAACTATAAAGGCATTAATACCGAAGCTACTCCTAAAAAAATTACTTCTGCGGCTGGCAACTATTTCAGGTATATTTCTGGGTCTCCGGTGGTTGAGGGTCAGACTTCTAGTCTTTCTCAGATTATCTATAGTAAAGACGGAAGCACTGTAAAGTATAAAGCTTCTAAGTTTGCAGCGGCCTACACAGCTGCGACTAGAACGGCAACTCTTTTAGAGCCTAATAAAACTACCGGATTTGTTACGTTTACTACTTCTGTAAGCCACGGATTTGTAGTCGGTCAGAAAGTAACTGTTGCTGGTTTTGTGGCACCTACAGCATCAAGTTCTACAACTACAACTAGAAATCATACAATTTCTAGCGTCACTTATGATGCTAATACAAAGACTGCAATTGTTAGATTTACATCCGCTCACAGCTTGCGTCCTCTTGTCGATGTTGGTGCTTCATTTACTGTAGCCGGTGCAAACAAAACAGCAGTTTGGCCTTCAGGAACCACAACTTTTCCATTTGTCGATATTTCTTGGTTAAATGCTACGCATACAATTGTCGACATACCAGACACCACTTCTATTGCTATAAAGTACTTAGGTTTAACTGGCAACTGGGTTGTCTTTAGCGGAGCATCTGGTGTAGGTAGCCCTACTACAGTACAAACAGTAACCGTTACTCAAAATGTCTATGACCCACAAGATTTGACTGCTTTTAATATGACTGCAGAGGTCGCCTCTGTGCCTAGCGTAACTAAGATAGCTTTAAAGTACCCTGACTCTTCTGACTCTGCCTTAGGCTCGTCTATAAGCCTGACCGGTCTAGGGATTACAATTCAAGGATTTGCCTCTAATGCCACTACCGCTGAACAATTAGAAGCTGGCGACTTTATCTACATATCCGGGCTTACTGATTCTGGAGAAAACTACTACTCTAAGCTAAATGGCGATGGATTTAAAGTAAAGTCAATAGCTGCCATATCTGGAGACACTACTAACGTCTACGTGACAATAGCTAATCCAGTTCGTGCTGATGGTAAGTATATTAAGTACGCTGATAAAACTAGCGGTGTTCCTAGCACTGCCAAAATGTATCGAGGCTACGATGTAGACGGCACTGCTTATTTGTCTCCTGCTGCTTTAGAGTCAGGTGACACAAAGAACAACTACATTTTGACAAATGTAGCTAGAAGTTCTGGTTCAAACACGGCCACTATCACTATCGGAACGCACGACTTAACAGTCGGTGATTACATAAACGTTGAAGTGTTTGCTTCAAATCAAGCCGCCTTTAGCCAAAATAGTAGAGACTGTAAAATAACATCGATTACAGATACTACTATTTCATATACCATGAAAGCAAATAACGACATCGAGTATGTGTCGTGGAGAGCCGGAAGAGCTACTCTTTATTTCAAAAATAGTACAGCCGGAGCTCACAATTATGTGGTTGGTGATGTTATTACTGTTTCAAGCCTGCCAGCTCCATTTACTGGATATAACGGAACTGGAAAGACTATTGTAGCCACTGGACCATTTAGCATTACTTATACATACAGCGGCCCCACTAAGAAGGTTGCAAAGACTGCTGTAACTGCTGGTTCCATAACTAGGACAACAAGTCAAAGCGTAAATAAAGCTGTTTATGGAATCGTTACTAGAGTACCTGCTATCTATAAAAAACCAATAGCGTACGCTAGAACATACGGAGAGTTTCCTACCAACGCAAACATTGGTGGTTTAACATTTTCCACCAACAATTACAGCACCAAGAATCAAGGAACAAGTCCTATCTACGGTAGCGAATTAAAAACCGTATCTGAAATTCTAGACCAGTATTCAAACAGTTTGACTGGATTTGACTATCGAATTGATGTTTCTCTATCGACCGACCAGAACGGTAATAAGTCTTTTAGCAGGCAGTTTGTGCTAATTCCTACATATCCAGAAAGTCTAACTAACTATCTAGCATCTTTGCCTGGAGGTAAGTTGGCAAAGGGTCAAGTTGCTAGACCTAGTGCTTTTGGCGCAGATAAATTAGTATTTGAGTATCCCGGGAATATCTCTAACGTAAGTATGGCTGAAAAAGCAGAAAATTCAGCTACTCGTGTATTTGTAACTGGGAGCAGCAGTAAAGCTGGAGATGGTACAGAAACTCCTTATGCAGCAGCGGCTGACAATAGTTTGCTTGCTGATAATTGGCCACTACTTGATAAAAAAGAAACTGTAACATGGCCGGCTCAGGGCAATAATAGTGCATCAAGTACTAGTAAAACAAGCAATACCTATACTGATGAGTGGGGTAATCACGACGATGAGACAGACTACTATGCCAGTGCAAAACGGTTCCTTGCTGAAACTAAGCCTCCGGCTGGTGACTTTGTAATTACAGTAAACGGTTCGCTTACTCCTGTGGTAGGGTCGTACAACCCTGGCGAGTGGTGCAGTATAATTATTAATGATAACTTTGTTAAAACTCGCTTAAACAGCGTGCTTGAGCCACGAAAAGACGTAATTGTGAGAAAAATTGACGCAATTAAGGTAGACGTGCCTAATAATCCGGCATTCCCTGAGAACATCAACCTCACCTTAGTTGCTGATTGGCAGGTGGACTCCGTTGGCAAGTAGAAGAATGCAAAGAACTAAAAGCTTTAGTTCTTACATTAACTCCATAAACCAAGACGTAAACCTTGCAAAAGGTAAAAGCGACATTACTAGCCTTAGTGCTGGTGCGATTACTGGTAATACTTTTTCCGAAGACGTTGTCTTGTTTGGAAGTGCAATCAAGAGTAGCGATTATGTTGGAGGCGAGTCAGGCTGGATAATTGATGGAACTGGTGTAGCCGAGTTTGCAGATGTCTACGTACGTGGAGATATCAACGCTCAGACCGGGACCATTGGTTATTGGAACATAAGCTCTCCAGGAGTTGTACGCCGTATTGGCCCGTCCACCCTATTTGGTACTTTTCTAGAAAGCGAAGACGTCGGAGCAAATGACGACTCTAAGACTTCTGGTGTATATGTAGGTCTATTTAAGTCTTACTTTGAAGATGCTGTTCCTCTAATAAATAGAAGAAGACTGTCAAATATTGCCACTTTGACTATTCAGGGTAACACTTTTGTTGCAGGGGATAGAGTGATTGTTGATGTAGTAGACGACTCTACTTACAACAACGGCGGGCTTCCGGTTACTGTAATTTCTGCGACTGGCGATTCTATTAGCTACATAAACAATGGCTCTGATTATCCAGCCTCTGGCAGTGAGCCCACTACTGATACCACTTCTACTGGAACTGTAACGTTCTATAATCCAGATGTTGCTGGTCTTTACATAAAAGACTACGGAAAAGCAGATATAGATTATGGTTACTTTTCTAGTGAAGGGCTGGCTTTTGTTAGTGGTAGCAGAATTAACTTAGTTCACAACCCTAGCTTTGAGTTCATCCGCTCCGTAGACGTAACTGCTATATCTGGAAGCGGTAGTACCGTAACCTATACTGCAAGTAATAACTTTATAGCTAATGAAACTGTAACCATTCAGGGAGCAGAAACTGCTGGATATAACTTAACTGGAGCAACGATTGCTAGTGCAAGTTCTACTCAGTTTACTGTTAGCAACTCTGCCACTGGAGCAACATCCACTGCTACTGCACTTTCTAGAGTTTCTAATGCTGCAAGCTGGAACTATGTTGCTGCAACCACTTCTGTTGTTAGTTTGAAACAGTTTAGTACGCTAACTAACAAATATTTGACATCAAGCACTCATGGTGCAATTGTTTCATGGTCAAATACAATGTCGAGTAGTTATACGGTTGACGGAGTGATTGAGTACTCAAAGGGTGTGGAGTACAATCTATTCTCTAATGAAAGAACTTTAATCCTCGGATACGAGTCATTCTTAGATTACAAACCATTTGAAGCTGTTCCTAGTGCCGTATCAGCCACTACAACTACAATTACTTTTACCACCACTGGTGCTCATGGTCTATCAACCAATGATTTAGTGTACCTAGACTTTGTTACAACTGGCGACAGTGGTCTTTATGGACCTGGCGAATGGTCTCTTGGAAATGGATTCTATACTGTTACTGGCTCAACTACAAATACTACGTTTACCATAGCTAATCCAGATACCGGAAATGATTTAACTAGTGCTGGCACTTTCTCGGCTCCTGAAGGTAGTACTAGAGCCGTAAAGATGTATCATTGCATATATCCTGGAATTGACTTAAGTACTATTAAGTTTAAGTTTAGTAACTCTACCTCTACCGCTATTGCAAACGTAGTTAGCGATATTACAACTGCCAGCTGGGCAACAAATAATAACAAGTATTTATATCTAACTCCAGAAGAGTGGACTGTAGCCTACGCTAGTGGCACCTACATTAAATCTTTAAAACCAAAATCTGGTGACCCTATCTACATTGATGCCAATAAGCTTAGGCTCGAGTATGCTCGACTAGATTCTTCGGGGTTTGATGCAGAGTCAGATATTACAATATCTCTTCCGGCTGCAATCCATGACCAGCCAAGGACCGGAAGCTATAACACAAGTAATATTGCTTATATGAGCTCCACTGTTAGGGCTACTGCTATTTCTGGAAACGGAACTACTGTAACTGTAACTGCAACTAATAACTTTTCGGCCGGAGATTTAGTTACAATCACTGGAGCTACAACTACTGCTTACAATAATATTATAAATCTACCAGTTGTTACTGCTAGTTCCACCTCGTTTACTGTGTCTAGTTCAGCTACTGGTACTACATCCACATGTACTGCAACTGCTCGCAGGGTTGTTTCTCAATTAATTGACTCGGTCTCACTATCTACCGAGCCGGTAGCGTTTTATGGAAATTCCTCGACCGACTATACGTGGGAAGATACAACACTAAATACACCTGCTCAGATTTCTATTCAAGATAGCAAAAAGTGGGTTGACATTGATTTGGCTACTCAGAGCGGTTATGTGTCTAACTTGGATTACGTTGGTTTAAAACAATCCAGACTCAATGTCCCCATGCTGTCTCAGCCTCTGATTGAGGCCGATGCTGACTATAGTAGCGATATTGGAACCAACTTTGCTCCAGATTATGAGTATGAAAATCTCAAACTGAGTAGCGGTATTGTCTCTTTCCTAGATAGCTCCACTTATAAGAACTATGAATCTAAAGTAAACTTAGCCACTTCTAAAACTAAAGCTGTTGCTCAAGTTCTTGCTTCGCTTACTGACAATCCGGGAAGCACGTATACTGCAGGAATAACTTTGTCTACAGATGCGACAGGTTTTACAAGTATGGCAGTAAGCAGTAATAGGACATCATTCTCGGGAACCATTTTAGCTAATACAACCGCAGTTAGCTTCACTACTACCGGCACTGCTACTGGGGTTTGGGTGAGCAGTGCCAAATATGTAGCTGTCTCTAGGTCTTCAGGAATCCCTCTTTATGTAAAAAGAGTTACAACCAGCGGAACATTAGTGTCTTTTGTTGGAATAACATCTTCTGCAAATACTGCTCCTAGCACAGTTGGAACTATCTCGCTAGATGGGGCAGGAGTTGTTAGCTATAACAACTTTATGGGCTCGCACTACTCTGAAACTGAAGAAGATAATTTACTAAAGGGTACCATTATGGAAACACTTAATGACCTAGTAGAAGATGCTTATTCCGGTCAAAATCGTCTTCCTAAAGTTAAAATTTCTAATGTAGCTGGTAGTTCTAGAGTGTACGGTGTCTATCTTGGAGTTGAAAAGAATGAAGCCGAGCAGGATAGAGGCCACCTAATATCGGCAATCGGGGCAAGTTGGATTAGAATTGCTAGTGGTGTCTTAGTTAAGGCCGGTGACCTCATTGAGTCTAACGGAGATGGATGCGGCAGAGTTCAAGGCGACGATGTGATTCGCTCTTCTACCGTTGGTAAAGTTACTTCAAACTCTATTGTTGAGACTTACCCGGATGGTTCTTACCTTGTACCGTGCGTACTGTATTGTGGGTAGTATATGTTGATTATTGTTGAATCTTTAGATGCTGATGGTAACCAGGTGTACCTAGTTATTAATAAAGTTACAAAAAAGACTGTTCAAACTTTTGATAATTATGAATCAGCTCGTCTTTACCTACTCGGAAAGTGAATCGCGCTTTTCTTTAGCTTTGGCTCTAGCAGCTTTAATCTTAGCTTGATTCTTTTGAGCTTTAATCATTCGTTCCGCTCTTTGAGCATGATAAGCGTCTACAGCATTTGCACTAGTTCTGCTTTGCCACTCAAACCCACATTCCGTACATTCAACCATTCGCATAGTTGCCCAGCGTCCGCCAGCCGGACGTTGTACAGTTTTAGTCACTAAATCATAAGTTCCAGTTTTACAACCAGGGCACTTAGGAAATCGTTTTCTGCGAATCTCTTGTCCTTCCCAGTTGACGGACAAAGTTCGCTTAATCTCTTTTTCTGACATCCCTCCCCATACGCCATTTATCTGCTTATTTTCTAGTGCCCACTTTGCACACTCTTTTCTTACCGGGCATGCATCGCATAGTAGCTTTGCGGAAAATATGTCGTTGTTTTTGGTCGAGAAGAAGAGCTCTATCTTGTCTCGATGTTTTGGTTTTGCGCATTCTGCATCCTCATGCCATTCTTCGCCTATCACAGGTATTGCACCTCGACGTAGGTAATTTCTATAACTTTATCTACTTGGTCGCCGTCAAGTGTAGACCCGTCGTCTTCGCAGACTGTAAGATATATGTCTCCATCTATGGGGCCAGCATACCCCTGAGAGATACGACCATTATTTATAAGTTGGAAAGCTTGAGCTAGTGATGAGACTACTCCGTCTCTTTGAATTGCTGATGCTAGGGCTTTTCTTACAACTTCTATGTCTAAATCAACGTGACCTTCAGTGTAGTAGACCAGTGATAGGTCACCAAAGTTGTAGTGGTAGCCATAGCCTTCCCACTCGGACCAGAGTGACTCGCCTTTTCTTGAATCTTTCATAAGAAAAATTTTAGCGAGATTATTTAAGTTTTGTGGTTAGATTACCCGTAAATTACAAAACTAAACTGGCCACACGTATTCGTAGGTATCAGGTCTATATCCTGGGTCCTCTGCCCAATTAAACTGGGAATACCACTCGTAGTCTTTGTTAAGCAGAGCAGTTCGATGGCTAGAAGCAATTGTTTTAAAATAAGCAAAATCTGAAAGCCAGGACGGATTATCACTATGCCCATTAATCAGACCAAGCTGGGTGGCTCGCAAAATTGTTGAGTGTGCTTTGTCGCCGATAGTAGACTTAAAGCCGCGACGCTTCCACTCGTCAACCATTGCCTGAATATAGCGATATAGGGCATACTCGTGACCACGCCACATTTTAACTGCAGGGTGGTTTACCCAGCCCTTAGGGACGCGGTGGTTTCCTTGAGGGTCAAGCTCAAGCAGAGTCATAAGAATCTGCCAGCCTTCTAGGGCTTGCTTGTTGAGACGCTTGTTGTCAAGTACTTTAGCAATGTCTTCAAAGCTGGATGTCAGCGGTACAAATGTTTGCATATTTAAAAAATAGCACTCTTACTTGTGTTTGTCAAGTCCAAATGCACTAAAATTTGCTTTAAGTTTTCCAAAAGCGGTGACTTCAAACTTGCCATCGACTAGCTCGACTTTTAGTTCAGTGTCTACTTTCTCGGCAACTTGGTCTTGCGAAATGTCAAAAAATCTAGAAATGTGAGTATTTGCTATTTCCTTGGCTGACTCGTAGTCGCTTGCAAAGAACTTAAGCTCGAAAGATGCTCTCACTATTTTACTCTCTTTTCTAGCCTATCTGGAGAGTAGTGAACTCCCTTAATAGCTGGCTCTTTGTTGTCAGTAATGTCTACGATGATATCACCATAGCGAATACCAGTCACCTTACCGCGTCTTCCGTTGTGGATTGTTCCAGAGGTATCGGTAAAAGCATTAGTCTTAACTCTTACTTCATCCCCAACAACAATTTGCCCTGGGACAGCCTGCACCCATACCTCATTGGTAGACGACTTTGGCTCTGATAATGCCTCGTTTAGGGCTAGTTTACTAAACACCTCGATTGCTTCCTTAGCAAGGTTTGGCGATAGCTTTTGGTCTGCTGCCCAAAGCTCGAGAAGCTTTAGCACCATGTTACCTGAGCCAACCTTTACTTTGGCATCTTGCATTTGCTGGCGTACCCAGTCAAAATTTACTTCTGGCATGTTATCTCCTATTTGTCTGTAGCAGGTTTTGTAATGTTTCTAGGGAGTCCTCTTTGCTAGGTATAGAGGCTAAATATGCTTCTTTTTGCCTTAAAGCTAGCATAATTCTATCCTCCCCTGACAGCTCTTCTATCCTTGAAGGTAAGACTGCCCAACTCGGAGAAATCGAGTAAGCCTCCCGCCATTCGGTAGCTATAGGGGTGGTTAAGGTCATGGCTTGGGCGTACGAGGCTGTCCACCAAGTGCCCCCAATTCGGTCCTGAGGGGCTGCTAGGAGCCCTATTGAAGACCTAATGGCATTCTCTGCGTCTAGGTCATTTTCCTTCTTAGACGCCTTTAGTGGCTTAATAGGCAGTACTACATGATTTACAAGTTTTGTTGCCCATTTAGATTTAGAATCCGTTGTTACCCACTGGGAAGGCTCCAGATTAGGGTCTAAACCAGCTAAATCAGATGATTTAATCAGTAAAGTGTCAAAATTCAACCCTATAGTGCTTGTACTGGCTCCACTAGGCAGGAGGTCGCTAACAGACTCGTCTGATTTCCAAGGAAGGCTTGGGTAGACAGTTATTGGCCATGTTTCACTAAGTAGTCTTTCGCAGGCTCTTAGCATTTTATCTAGATTTTTTGGTTCTTTAGCCTGTAGGTACTGTGTTCTTTTTTGATAAAAAGGCTTTACTAGGCTAGTCGGGTCTTTTAAAACTGACTTCAAACTTGGCTTAATCAGCCAATGTTTTGGATTATCAATAACTAGGTAAAGATTAGGTGATGTAAAGAGTTCATCGATTAGTGTCAATGCCCCATAGACTTGGTTTGCGCTCAGGCTGGTAGGCGGTACAAGTCCTACAAATACGGCATCATAAATGTCTAGGTCAGACTTAGTCCAATTGATATCTGGCTTAGACCAAATAACTTCGTGACCTAGTTCTAAAAGTGCTTGCTCTAGCACTCCATAAAAACCAAGATTTGATTGATGTGGTTTCTTAGAGGAGTGGCTGGATGTCATTCCGGTAAGAAGTATCTTCATAAGTACCTAACTTAGTAAGGGAAGGCATCTTTCGATGCCCTCCCCTAACTTTAGTTTAGAATGGTGCGTCAGATGCTGTAACAGGAGCAGCGGGGGCTGGCGCAGGGGCAGGAGCCGGAGCTGGGGCAGGAGCTGGAGCTGCTGCAACAGGGGCGGATACTGCGGTATCAGCAGGGGACGAGACGTAGTACATCTTAATCTCGTTCTTCTTGTTACCCTGCCATACACGTGAACCAACCTGGCCACGGAAAGTGCGACCAATAAGAGCCTGCTCAATCTGTGCATTAGATGGGTTCTGGTCAAAGTATGCACGATTCAGGCCAAGAGCAGCCATCTTCTTGAAGAACATACCTAGGGCAGCTGAAGAGTCTGGAGAAACAACGAGGTTGTCCCATACCAAACGCTTAGCGTGTGGACCGGTCTGCACCTCGGTCTTTAGCGAGAACATAGTCTTGCCTGACTGAGATACCTTAGCGGTGGCTTCTAGAACCTTTAGGTCGTAGTCGCCGTCTGGTAGTGGCTCGTAGTTGCCTACTTCGCCTGCCTCTTTAACGAGGTCGCTCCAATTAAGTGAGCTCATAGGGATTAGCCTACTTTCTTTGTAGTGGTTTTAGCCTTCTCGCCGAAGACCATGTCGAGCATACGTTCAATACCTAAGTCACCCTGCTCGACAACTTTGCCGAGGCGACCTTGGACACGCTCACCAGCTTCATATTCTGGAGTGCGTTCCACATACATACGACGAACCTTGTAAGGTGGTTGCATCGGGTCAGGGTTGGGTACCTGCTCCACGGTAATTGCACCTAGGATGTCGTAGAAATATGGAGCCTGAATTGCTAGCTGACCCTGTAGGTAAGGACGATAAACATTGTCCTGCCCTTTACGAGACATAGCAGTCAGAACGATAGCCTCTAGAGGCTGGGTGGGGTGCATCGTTAGGTCACGCAAGTCACGAAGAAGAGCACCCATGTGGCGAAGCAATTCGCCCCACTGCTGCATCTTCATCTGCTCTGTGCCAGCGATGTTGTCCATGCACTTCACCTGCAACTCCGAGATGGAGTCGATGATGAGGGACTTGAACTGGTGCTTGCCGCTCTGAAGCCATTGGAATGCCTTCATAACGACGTCGTAGTCGCGAACCTGGACTACAACTGTATCCCAGGTACCGTCAGCCACTGGTGGCTCTTCGCGTACCGGGTCCCAATACTTAACATTGATTGGTAGGAAGCGGTGGCCTCCCTCAACGTCAAGCATTAGGCGTGGGTATGGTGCTGTGACAGCAAAGGTAGATTTACCAACCTTTGACTCGCCGTGGACCATAATGGTCAAACTGCGTTGTACGTCAGACATCATTCACTTCCTTTTTTCTCTTCGGTGGTTCCGTAGTAATCGTAAGGGTTACCAGCCACAAACGAATCTTGTATTGCTGCTTCTGCAGCACTTCCGTCATCCATCAAAGGACAAACGGCAAAGAATGGACATTTCCATTTGCAGTCACGACTTGGTCGTGGGTAGGCAACTAACTGATGGCTTACTCCCTCGTCAAGAGCCTTGCGGACGTTAAGCATATCACCAATTGAGCCCTGAAGTCGTTGCCAGAAGTTACGCAACGAGTAGATGTTGTGCCTAACTTCAATCTGCTGATAGAACGGAGGCTTTGCGTTAGCAGTACGCTTTACTTTTTTTAGAAGTGTAAAGATACCACCATCAGAACGCTCTCCATCTTTGTTTTGAGCGGCTTCCAAAGTCATGTAGGTAAGAATCTGTTCGTTCATATGTGCAGTTGCACCAAACTCTGTAAAAGAGCCACCAACAGTTTTGAAGTCGCGGAACATGCGAGCACCATCTGACTTACGACGAACACGCATATCCAACTTACCTTGAAGTTCAACAGCACCGTCAAACATAGGCATAGAGATAATTTCTTCGTTAGAAATGCGGTCAAGCTCTACGTCAATGCCTTCATCTTCCACCCAGTCTAGGTAGCCTGAAAGCATGATGTGTCCTAGTTCTGCTTCTGACTCTAGGTCTGAAGTGTCGCGGTACTCGTCCATCAAAATCTTGCGGTCTTTAGCAACCAACTCTGAGTGTACTTCTAGCAAATCAACCGACATATCAGATGAATAGTATTGGTCTAAAGCTTCGTGAATACGTGAACCAAGAGCAAGAGCACCAGTAAAGTCTTTCATCTTTGGCTGAAGTCTCAGGTAGTAAGCAAAGTACCAACGTCTACGGCAGTCTTTAAAAGCTTGGATTTCTGAGTTGGAGATTCTTAGTGGGGGTTGTAGTTCTGTCATTGTTGAATCATCTTACCTTGTCTGACCTAAGCATGTCAAGTAGCTTAGCCCTATCTTTTACAACTTGTTCAAAGTTATCTGCTTTGGTGTCTAGAGCCTGAATTACACGCTCTTCGATTGTGTCCTCGGTCACGTAGTCGGTAATGAGAATCGAGTCGTGAATCTCAGAGCCGATGCGGTGAACTCGGTCCAGTGCCTGTTTGTAGTCTACGAGAGACCATGGACGCTGAAGCATTACTAGGCGACGTGCAGCTGTAAGAGTTACGCCCACACCACCAGCCTGTGCAGTGAATAAAATCCACTTGATGCGACCAGACTGGAAGTCATCAATAGCTTTCTGACGCTCGTCTTCGGACTGGGCACCAGTAATTAAGCCGTGAGCAATTCCGGCTTTAGTCATGCGTGCACTAAGTAACTCAATTAGTTGTCTGGACACTGCACAGACTGCAACAGAGTCATCTCCAAAGTCGCCTTCATCAATATCATCCATTAGAGCATCTACCTTACATGATGGCTCTGACAAAACAATTTTTTCTTCTCCAGTAGTTTCATCAACTACTACATCAGCATACGAACTTGCTAGCTGTAGAAGTCTCAAGGTCTGAGTGAGTGGGTTAGGTGCAACGACCAGTTCTCCAGAAGATGCGGACTCTTCTTTTTCTAGCATTGCAATCATGTTGTCACGCATCTGCTCATAGGCTTTTTTCTGCTTTGCAGACATTTCAACATCTCGTCTATCAGTGATAACTTCTGGAAGCCAAGGAAGAACTCGTTGCTTGAGCATTCGCCTCATTCTTGGATTTACAGCAGAGTAGAATTCTTCCTCCATATGAGGTTTAACTCCGAGCACCATCATTCCGCCAAAAGCATTCAACATCACATTTACCATACGGTCAATCCACTTGGTTTTGCTAGGCCACTCTTCTGGAGAAATCCAGTGCAAGATAGCCCACATGTCTACAACGTTATTAGCGATAGGGGTACCAGTTAGAGCAAAGCGAATATCTGCATCGCCGCTTGCGGCCCAAAGTGCGCGGCTCTGCTTAGATTTAGGGTCCTTTGAGCGGTGCATTTCGTCAGCAATAACTGCTTTGAAGTCAATAGTGTTTAGCTCACGCTGATGCACTTCGCACTTAGTTGGGGTTACACGAGTATCGTGACCACCGCAGTTTGCACAACGCGATAAGGCAATTGAGCCGTATGGTGCAAGCTTGGAGTGGGTACGCAGCGATTCCCAGTTGATTACATAGACATTAGCTTGATGTTCGAACTGAGCGCGACGTTGAGTTGCTGTACCTTTGATAACTTGAACATCAACTCCAGGCCACCATTTTTCAAACTCTCGTTGCCAGTTCTTCTTCAATGTATTTGGACACACAATCAGGGCGGGGAAAACTTGCTCGCCTCTATCATGCAGCATCTTTAGTCCACGAATTGCCTGAGCTGTCTTACCTAAACCTGGTTCGTCGGCAAGTAGGGCACGTCGTGCTGTTGATAAAAACTCGACTCCAGCACGCTGGTGAGGGAATAAGTCAGAATTATGTGGGTAATCATCTGGCATTACTTCTAAATCGCGAAGTTCATTAGATGGATTGATTCTGGCATTTCTTTCGTTAGCTGCCCAGGCGGAAAGATTAGGTCCAATTTCTAAACTGTCTTTAAATGTAGAGCGTAGGGCCAAGCAACTTGCCCAAGAGGTTGGTACTCGCCAAATCTGTTCTTTGGCTGACCAGGCGGCTCCCGGTAAGCTTTTGCAAAGTTCTTTCAAACGCCACTCTGCGTTGATTACGATGTGTCTACCCGTGCTATCGAGTTCTACAGTTACAGGCACTAATGCCTTCCTTTCGTCATTACGTACATACTAGCACAAAAAAGTTTCAGTTATTGCATTTTTTGCTAGTATTTTCTCTAATCCAGCAAATTCACAGGTTTCCACCCGGATTTGACTAATCTTAGCAGACCATGGCGGATTGCGTCAAGGGCGTGTCCTTCTCCACCTTTATGCCAGTATCCAAGCTTTTTTAGCTTCTCATTGGTAAACATTGCTTTTGCATCAGCTGGCGATTGGAAGTAGATATCGTCAGCAGCCATTCCTAGGTCCATCATGCACTGTTTAAGAATGCCAATCTGCTCAAGTGAGTATGGGGCTTGCGAGTTCTTCACTGTCTGAGCATTGATGGTAAATCGCTCGCACACAATCTCGATTGGAATTGAACGCATCATTGCATCGGCTAATGCTTCACGAATAGGACGTGCATATTTGTCTTGTTGATACTCACCTGACCACATAATCTCTGGCTCTGAGCCATCAATATATGCAAACAGTGCAATACCACTTGCTTTTCCTGGGTCTACAGATAGAACGAGTTTAGACATATTTTGCTCCCCAGTTTTCTAGTGGGCCATCGACATCGGCAGTGAGGGGCACTGCCCAACCTTCGCGTGTGGTCATGCACTCACGAACAATCTGCTGAATCTCGGCAGCATCTTCGCGTGGAGCATTTAATACAATTTCATCGTGTACAGGAACGATAAGAAGCTCGGTAAGGTCTGCTTGGTCAAGCTTGACAAGATTTGACTTAAACACTTCTGCAGCACCACCCTGAATTAGATAGTTGACTAGAGTATACACACGGTCTTCGTCGCAAGGCAGGCGACGGCCAGTCCAAGTATTTACATATCCCTGACCCTCGGACTGTAGTCGACGCATGCCGATATCTTCTACCTTTTTCTGGAATAAAGCCATGCCAGGGAATCTTTCGTCAAAAGCATTAGATACAGCACGCATCTGGTCTTCAGGCACGCCAGCAGTAAGAGCCTGCTTAGCAACACCTGCACCATAGAGGCGTCCATAAACTACACCCTTGATTAGACCACGACGTTTATCTGATTTTTGCATTGACGGGTCTTGATAGATTTCACGACCAATCTCGGTAAATGGGTCAGAACCAGTTGCGTCAGCAAGGTTAAATAGGTTAATCAAGTTCTCGTCTTGCGACATAGATGCAAACATGCGAAACTCAACCTGGTCCAAGTCAGAGGTAATGATTACGTGGTTGTCATCTTTGGGCAAGAATGCACGACGCACCGTGTCGTCACCTTTGGGTAGGGTCTGTAAAGCCGGGTTTTGGATGGACATACGACCGGTGCGGGCACCAAGGGTTTTGACGGATGGATGGACAAAGCCATTTACGTTGTCGTTGATGAAGTTTGAAAAGTAAGTAGATGCCAGTTTGTCTGCTTTACGCTGCTTCAATACTGTAGATGCTAGCTCTTGCACCGCTGGCGAGCCATCTCTTACTAAAAGTTTCAATTGGTCTGCAGATGCTGATTTCTGACCAGATGGTGTGGTTTCTGTAATAACTGCACCTAGTGCTTCAAACTGACGAACTAGCTGGGCATTACTAGTAATAGATAGCCCATTGTAGTTAGTCTTGGCCCATTCTTTCACTTGTTCGGTGTACTGCACTAGTTCGTCATATTTACGTTTTGAATAGTCAAGGTCTAGTCTGGCACCGTTGAGTTCCATGCGGGTAACAATGCGTCGAGTATTCATCTCTAACTCGTATGCGCGAGAGTATGGTCCGTTTGGTCCACACTTTTCCCAGAACATTTCCCAGAGACGCATAGTTAAGATTGGGTCAAGAGCACCATAAGCCCAGTATGGTTGATAGTTGATTGGCACTGTGCCCCAAGTCCAACCGTTCTTAATTAGTCCTTCGTCTAGTTGTCCTTGTAGAGCAGCGGCCTGAGGGTCTACATATTGTTGTGTAAGTTTTTTCAAAGCACCAGAACCAAGTGGGTCAATCAAGTGAGCCATAATCATCGTATCGTGAGCACGTTCCCATGGCATTTTCCAGCGGGATTGAATTTCAAACCAGCGGGCTTCAAACGCGATGTTGTGGCAAACTAGTGGACCATCAAACTTATCCATAGCTTCGTAGAAGACGCCATTCCACTCGTCCCACGGAATTGACCAACCAGTTTGGCCATCGCCGACTTGAACTAATCGAAGTTTACCGTGCCAAGGTGATAGCGCATCTTCACGCTTTCCACCTGGAAGTTCTCCGGTTTCTGTGTCTACTGCTATTGCATTGTATGGGCGACGTTCACTAAGCCAGCTAATAAATCTTTGTGCTTGTTCTACGCTGTCTACTAGCTCTAGTCTGATGTCTCCTAGACCTGTCATTTATGTCCTTAATCGTCGTTTGTGTCGTTATTGGTTATGGAATTATTTCGTATCGGTAGATTTCAGAAATCTTTTCATCTACCTTAGACGCTTCCTCCAGCAATCTTTGAGCAACATTGGTTAGATAGCGAGCTCCACCATCGTCAAACTTATATAGAGCATCTAAGACAGCTGTTGGCTCATCGCTAACTTGTGCCCAGTATCTGTGCTTTTCTGGAAAAACTAGTTCCGCTTCTTTTGTTGGTCTACACTCTTCGCATGGGATGGCATCTTTGTGAAGTTCTTCAAAGCTAACTTCAGTAAGTCCATACCTTTTTACTAGAGCGCAGCTGGAACCGTGAAACACTAATGATACTCCAATTCTAGAAAGAATGTAAGAGCCACTTTCGGTGCGGTAAAGCTCGAACTCAATCCATCTGGTTGAGCCCTTGCGCCATGACGAAGACTTGCCTAGTAACTTTCCGTTAAATTGGAGGGTCCTCGCTCCATCTTTAACTTCAATCACTTTTGGTCCTTGGCATCCTTATCTTTGTCCTTAGCATTGACTAGTTTGTCTAGCTCTGCTTGAAGATTTTCTACCTTTTGACGCTCCATAGCTAGAGCAGCCTCTAGTTCTGCATTAAGGTTTACGGAACGAGTTAGCTGCTCTCTAGTGATTTGAAGAACAGTAGCTACGTATTCGACGTTTTGTGTTTCTGACATTTGTCTCTCCTAATTAATCGGTATCTCTATGATACACCTTTTACTTGTAGCCCATTCGATTTTTGATGTCTGTGGTGCTAATTCCTTGAGTATACGGCACATAAATCAGCCCTATTCCTCGCTCATCTAGCCAATCCTGGGTAAATCCCATCTGTATATAGTAATCTTTTTTGGCCCAGTCTGAGCCAATAATAATGTAGTCAGGCTTAACTAGCTCGATAGCAATAGTAGAGTCGGCCCCTCCCACGTTTGGCACTACTTGGTCGACCCAGCGGCATGCTAATAGTGCCTCCATTCGCTCTTCATAGGTGAGGATTGGTGGTCTACCTTTATAACTAGCAACAAACTCGTCTGTATTTAAGGCAACTACTACTTTTCCAATTTGCGCGGCTCGCTCTAGAAGTCTGTAGTGACCTTTGTGGGGGAGGTCAAAGGTACCTCCGGTATAAACTACTGGCATTACACATCCAAACTTTCTAAGTTTTTATAGATTAATTCTAGCGGCATTTCTGTCAAAGGCTCTGAAAGCAAACTTTTTTGAAAAATGCTGTATAGAAATCTAACATCCCTTGGGTCAACACCCTTAAGGAACATATAGTCTGCAAAAGCATCTACAACTTTCATGCCTTCTTTTAGTCCGTTAGTTGTATAGCTGCTGCCAATTCTGGTAGTTACTAAAAAGTTTAAATCCTTATAGATTTTTTTACCACTAAGCATAGCCAAAGTGCAGTAGACCACATCAAGTGCGTGACCAGAATGCATGGTTTCAAAGTTCATAATGTTCTTGCTAAGCATCCAGTCGTAAAACTTTAGAATGTGTAATGCAAGCTCCCTTCTTAGCATTACTATAGTTCCGTCTATATGAACCGCTAGCCCAACGTTTTCGTACTTATTTGACATCCTTAGCAGAGATACTTTTGGGTCATCTTTTCTCCACATTAAGTCTGGACCCAGGACCCAGATGCTTGAGTCTTCAGCCATCATCTCGGTAAACTTGTTTGTCATTTCAGCGTGCTGAGTTGTAAATGCATCTCCAGCATTGAATACAAACATTAGATGGTCTGTTTCTTTGAAGTCTAAAAGTGCATTGTAGAAGTGACCGTAGTATCTAACTTTTTCTGCCACTTTCCAGTTTGGTTTTGCTACTGGCTCGCTGGTTACGTCAAAAACTAGAAAATCTAAATTTGCTTCTGTAAGTTGCCTATCTACTTCAATTGAGTTGTACAGTAACTCATCCCAGGCAACTAGGTATGTTTTACTAGTAGCCAACTACAACCTCACGGGAAGTACGTTCAAAAATTCTCTCGGGTCAAAACTTCCACCAATTGCCATAGTAAGCATTCCGGGTTTTGATTCCATACCTGCACGGTCTCTAAACCATTCGCTACCGGGGTCAGTAGTTGGGCATTGAACCCAGAGTCGTTGACTGATATCCATGCATTTAAAGTTGTGATAGTGGCCGGAGACCCAGAGGTCTGCGTTACCTAAAGCAGTTTGCCCGGCGGCTTGATTTGATAAATACTTTAGCGGGTCGCGTGCTTGGTGTCCGTGGAATAGCCCGAGCATACATCCGTCAATGTTTACGGTAAGCGTTTGATGTCCGGAAGCTGGGTATCGGAATTCAATATGTTGCAGTGCTGGGTTTTCTGCACATGCGTCTTGCACTGCTGATGCAATCTCAACGTTCCATCCATCTGCCGGGTCGGCTGCAACCTGACGGGTAACTTCGTCGTGGTTACCGTTGATTACTGGAACTACCATTCTTTCCGTAAGTGGTGCCAAAGCTTTAATCTGTGCCATAAGCAAACGACGTGCAACACGCACCTGTTCGGTAAGACCTAAGTCAGACGCTGCTTGACCTTGTAGTCGACCACCTTGTGAAACAATTCCTTCTACGTGGTCACCCACTAGGCTAAGCACGATTCCGCCAATTGGAATACCAGACTTAACTAGCAGTTGTTGTCTAGCTACGGCAGATTCTGTTAAGTGCAATAGCCGAGCAATTGATTGCTCGGTGCCGTTGCCGTTTGCCTTTTTACCAATTTGTTGGTCACTAAGAAATACTGCGTAAGAACCATCTCCTGTAGAAGGTTTGATTCCTTTTTCTGGTCTCCACTTTTTGATTTCGTCTACAAGTTTTTCTGCATCTAGACGGTCAGCTAAAGCAACTCTTGCTGGTACAACATTGACTCGAAGCGACTCTAGGTACTCACCGTCATATTTCTGCCACTTGCCACGACGAACGGAAGTGATTTCCCAGTCGTCCGGGTTTAGGTCAAAGTCGATTAGTATCTGTCTTGCATCTTGCGGCTGTCCTGGTTGGTGTGGTTCTGAGATAATAAAACCGCCAGTCAAGTCATCTACGTCCATTCGCGGACGCCAACTTTCTGGCGTATTTAGATTTTTGGTATCAGACCCTGTTTTTCCCGGATTAGATAGTTGTTCGAACTTGTCTGAAAGGCTCATTAGTTGTTCTTTCTGTTACAACCGCATTCGGCACGACGGTGTCTATCCACTGCGCTATTAGAGAGGTCAAATCCTTCTTCTCTAAGTACCTTAGCTATTGTAGCGTTATTTAGTCTGTCAGGAGCACCTACTGGCGTGTCTAACATTTTTTGTAGAGTTTCTCGGTCTTTCTCCGAGAGAGCATCTCCATGAACGATAGAGCCAATCTTACAGAGCGTTACACGCTTTTCGGTTTTCTTGGCTTCAGCAAACTTGTCTGCAAGTGACATACTGGTCCTTCCGTACTGTGTATCTGTCGTTTGTCATTCTACTACAATTGCGAGGCTATTGATGGATATTTAGCTAGCCTTTTTTCGTGTTCTACGAACCTTAACTGGAACGGTTTCTTGAGTCACATCTAGGGCTGGGACATACCCCGGATAGTTAGCAAGCAACAGTTGTTTTACAAACTTTATCTCTACTTGATTTTCTTTAGACATGTCTGAGATGTCTTTTACTTGGTCAGCTAGTGAACTTCCACCGTTTGGCCAAAGTTGATGCTCGACTCTATCTAGTCTTTCGGAAATTGTCCTGCCGTCTGAGTCTAATCCGATGGAATCGCTGATTCTTCGTGCTACTCTATATGTAGCTACAAGTCCTCCAACAATGACTCCAATAGCGGTTATGACGGCTGCTGTTGTGAAAATAGGGTCTAGTTCCATGAGCTATACTTGTAGTTACCTTCGGTAGAAGCGATTAGGTTTGCTTCTATAATTCTACCCTAGTAGGGTCGCCCTGATTCGGCAGATTGTTAGGTCAATCACTCTCGGTCAGTTTTAGCGCATTCGCGCACAAAAAATTGTCGTGTCACGCTTGCAACGTGCATACTTTCGTGTATGCTGTTGCCAGTAGATTTAGGAGAGTTACATGTCCAATTGGGATTCAGCAAGCAACGGTAGGTTAGCAAAAGGTGCGGAATGGTACGCATCTAAAGGGTGGAAACTACTTCCCTGTCACGGTATTGCTGACGGTGGACGCTGCACTTGTAGTCAGCCTCACGGTGAGCCGAAAGATGTAGGTAAGCACCCGGCAATTCGTGAGTGGAACATCAATGCCACTGACGATGCTGCAACTGTAGCTGGCTGGTGGGAACGTAACCCTGACTATAACATTGGTGTTTTTTGTGGTCCATCTGGATTCCTTGTAATTGATGTCGACCCTCGCTCTGGGGGGTTAGAGTCATTTGAAAAGTTTGAAGAACTATTAGAGGGTGTTCTACCTGCTACTGTTGAGGCCCAAACCGGTGAATACATGCACAACGGTAAGATTGTGCGCGGTCGCCACCTCTACTTCAAGTGTGACCCTGAAGAGCAGTTTGTCGGAAACCTAATTAAGAATGGCCTTAAGGGTATCGATATCAAACACAATGGGTATGTTTTGATTGCTCCATCTAGACACTTCTCTGGAACTGCTTATGACTGGAAGCCAGGACATGCTCCCTGGGAAATGGAAATGGCAGAAGCCCCCGAGGAGTTGCTACAGGCCATTCGCAAAAAAGCACGTCGTGGAACTGGAACTAGCTACGCCGAGGGTAGCTGGGACTGGATGTCAGAACTTGATTTTAAAGGTGAAAAAGTTGACATCCAAAAGATGCTTGAAGACGGCATTGATGAAGGCTCCCGTGCTGTAGACATTTATAAACTAGCGTGTGCTCTTGCTAACAAGTTTGGTACTACTCCGGACGCTCAGATGATGATTGAGACGATGATGATTCGTTTCAATCACGAAAAGGTTCGCCCTCCAATGGAGCTTGAGGGCCCTAACTCTCTACTTATGCACACTCGTCGTGCGATTGAGTTTGTAGCCAATAATCCTAAGAGTAATCGGCTGTGGCCTGGTATTGATGACTGGGAGAAAGGTCGCCAGTGGGCTCAGGAAATTTCATCACCGGAAGCTCAGGCTCAGATTGGCGGTGGTTATCCCGGTTCAAATGTTGTAGGTAGTCAAATTACTAGGCTAGTCGAATCTGGAATGTCTCTCACTGAAGCAACTACAAATGGCAACATTGATATCCCAGAAGATGCTGATGCAATTGATGAAGCCGGCGGTGGACGTCCTGGATTCCGTACGCTTACTGATATGGGTAATGGTCGTCGTTTAGTTGATAGCTACGGCTCGGCTATTCGCTATACTCCTGGTCTTGGTTGGTTCCGCTGGGATGGAAATTACTGGAAGCCAGATTTGGAAAGCCTAGAACTACAGGAGCTAGCAAAAAATGTTGCGACAGTGATTGCTGCTGAAGTAAGTAATCACGACGACCCGGACAAGAAAACAGAGATTCTTAAGTGGGCCTATCAGACTAAGTCAAACAGTCGCATCAAAAACATGATTGTCAGTGCTAACTCGGACCCTCGTGTTGTGGTTGGAGTAAACCAGTGGGATAGCGATGACAACTTACTTGGTGTTCAGAATGGTGTAATTGACCTTAAAACTGGAGAACTATTAAAAGGCCAACCAAATCTCTACATTACGCGTCGTGCTCCTGTGGCTTACAACCCGGGAATTCGTAATCCACGCTGGGAGCAGTTTATCGACTTTGCTACTGGTGGAGATAAAGAACTTCAAGACTGGCTACAACGTGCTGTTGGTTACACGCTTACTGGTAGGAAAAACCACGACATTATGTTCTTGGTTTACGGTCCTCCAGGGTCTGGTAAGAACACATTTGTCGAGGCTATTGTAAAAGCGCTGGGAACTCAGCAGTACTCATGGCCACTTGATTCTGGAGTGTTGGCCGCTGGCGATGGTTCGGCTAGCCGTTCTGATGAATACCACTGGGCTCAGTTGCGTGGTCGTCGTATGGTTTGGGTTGACGAGCTTCCAGAATCTGAGCGTCTTAAGGAGAACTCGGTCAAAAAGCTTACTGGTTCATCTGAAATCTCGGCGCGTTCTCCGGGTGAACAGCCGTTTACTTTTCAGGCTCAGGCTAAACTTTGGGTGACAACTAACCACCGCCCTACCATTACTGATGATGCTATGTGGCGTCGTCTTCGCCCTATCCCGCTAGAAAATGTCCCGGAGAAGCCGGACCCAGATTTGAAGGCTTACTTATTTGACCCTGAAGGCGGTCTTCCGGGAGTTCTTGCCTGGGCTGTTGAAGGTGCTATTAAATACCTAAACTCTAGTGCCAAGGACCCTTTGGCTATGTGCTCTGCTGTTGAAGAAGCCGCATCTGTGTATCGTAAGAATGAGGATAGAATCGGTTTGTTCCTGGAAGAAGAGACTATTGAGTCCGAAGGTGCTTCGCTTGGAGTAAAGGCTCTATACACAATCTATAAGATGTGGACAGAAGAGCGTGGAGAGCGTTCTTTGTCTCAGACTAACTTTCAGCGTCGTATGGCTGACCGTGGCATTAAGATTGAAGGTCAGGGCTCTAAAGCTGTAATTCTCGGTAGAATAATGGTTCCTAGGGCTGTACCTAGTGGAGAAGTTGACTGGGGGACCGCAACACGATTTGCTAAAAACTTCTAAAAACACGAGTCTGTATTATTCAGATTTCAGAACCGTGCTATAGAATATAGATGTGCACTCTGGGGAGAGGCACAGGAGGGGGCTGGCGGTACCAACTGTCAGCCCCCAACAATTACTTAGGAGAACTATGAAAATTTGCATCGCCACCCCGATGTATGGCGGAAACGCTAAAAGCATGTATGTAGCTTCGCTCGTCGAACTACTAAATAAGTTGGTATTGAACGGTCATCAAGCGTTTCAGACTGTAATCACTAACGAAAGTCTAATCACTAGAGCAAGAAATTCTTTGGTGCACGAGTTTCTAAAAACTGATGCGGATGCTATCTTGTTCATAGACGCTGACCACGGGTTCTTTGCTGATGATATTTTAAGAATGGTTGAATCTGGTAAAGACCTGATTGGTGGTATTTACCCAATGAAAGCTATTAACTGGAACAATGTCAGAAAAGCAGCACTTGCTGGTAAAGAGAATCTTTCAGAATATTCTGGATTTTTTGCGGTAAACTTTTTACCTGAGGCTCAAACTTTTCAGTACTATGAACCTTTTAAAGTTCGTGATATTGGTACCGGGATGATGTTTATCACTAGAAAAGTTTTTGAAGAACTTAAGCCTCATTGCAACAAGTATAGAAATAACTCCATTAATAATGGAAGCATTGAAGATGCGGAAATCACCGAGTACTTCACCACTATGATTGACCCTGATGACAAGGTCCTTCTATCAGAAGACTATGCTTTCTGCTACATGTGGAGAAAATTAGGAAATGATGTATATGCTGCCCCGTGGGTAAGACTTACTCACGCTGGTGATTATAACTTTGCCGGAAACTTCTTAAATATGCTGGAAGCTAATGAAATGCCAGACATTCCTATCGATGCTCCAGCAGATTCCGCACAGTCGTCGGATACCACTTCCGCTGATTCTGAGTAGGTATTCCATCACGGTTTAGTCCGTCGGCAATAGTTTTATACGAAGCCCCTGAAGCTCTTTCAGAGATAACTCTCTGTTTAATTTCTTCGGGGGTTTTGTTACGTGGTCCCATGTCTACGCCCCAGACTACGCCTCTTGCTCTACGGTCTTTATGAACATCACGCTGACGTTCAGCAATAATGCCACGTTCCATCTCGGCAAGAGCAGACATAATAGTCACTACAAATCTTCCCTGATACGAAGATGTGTCTAGATTCAAATCAAGCATTACTAATCGCCAGTTATTTTTATTAGCTCTATCAACAATGCTTAAGAAGTCTTGGGTAGAGCGAGCAAGTCTATCTATTCTTGTCACAAATAATGCTTGTGCGTTACCAGCATCTAGTCTTTTCAATGCTTCTGTTAGTGCCGGTCTACCAGAGATAGATTTTCCGGAGCGACCTTCTTCGCGTACTATTTCTATATTTGTAAACCCGGCCATTTCTGCCGCTTGTTGTAGCTGACGCTCTTGAACATCAAGAGATACACCATCGTTTACTTGTAGCTGCGTAGATACACGGGCATACAATAGTGCTAGTCCTGGATTATCTGTACTCACCTATTAATTATAGGTTGTTTAGAAGTGCCCCTACTCTAGACTGCAATCCATCTACTGTGGTTGAGTTTTCAATAATTTCATCAAATGCATAGTTGTTTAGAGCATGCTCTGATGCATGGTCATTTGCTGGTCCCACTCCCAGCCTATTTACCCGCCAAACTTTACCATTTAACTTCTTAATAGCGTCTGCCTCGTTCGGGAATCTGACATCCGAAAATACGGCTTTTGCTCCGTCTGGAATTTCTTTAATGGCTGCGTCTACCCAGAAATCCTGGCCAAACATTTCTCTACCGACTTCTGTTCCAAATCTTTGAAGTAACCCTCTAATATCAGGGCTTCGTTCTTTGATTCCGTCCCAGCCGTAGATGTCAATTCCAATTCTAAGGGCGGTGTTTTGAACATCGTTTACAGTAATTCTTGGATTCAGTCTGTACATTGCTTCTTTCATCGGAGCGGCAAAAGACATCTTTATATACCCATGGTTTTCCACTAAGTAGTCAGCAATGGTGTCCTTACCTGACCTAGCCCAGCCGGCGAGTCCGATACATGTAATTCTGGGCTGTAGTTGTCCATCTTTAAGAATTAGTAAAGGAATACCTACTGCTTCTGCGACATGCACTTCAAGTGATGCTCCTTTAGATGATTGCCAGCCAGGAAGAACACAGACTGCATCAACACTCAGTACATGAGGTAGGTCTCGTTTCATGTAGTATGACCAAGAGTTGTTTGGACGTTCTGGACTACCGGCACTAATTAGTGCTTCTTCTAGAGTTCCCCCATCATTGTGCGCAGGATTAATAACTTCATGCCCTAATGCTTCAAGTTTAGCTTGAGCTTCAAAAAATGCTAGGAAGTTCCAGTCGGTTATACCGCTCATCGGGCCTGCAATGTATACCTTCATTTATCTTCTTCCTTTTTGCGTACTCGTTCTTCAAGCTCGTTGATGGCTTCTTCCAAATCATCTAGGCTAAAGAAGTTTGCTTCTTCGTTTTCCATGTCTTTAAACCGCTCAGTAATAATGGCAATGTCATAGCCATCTTCGTAGCCCGCTACGTAGGCTTCTATTTCTTCTTTAGATGCCTCTCTAACAACAAAGTCTGTTCCGTTAATCCCGTAAACAGCTTCTTCAGGGCTTGCAGCCCCTACATAGGCATAGTCTTCATCTACACCTTTATCCAGGTCGATGAATTTCCAGTCGACTCTGTAAAGTTTTTTGCTGTTGTTGTCTTCACCATTATCTTGCATGCATTAATGCTACACCCTTATAGAACAAAAAGCCACCATTTCTGGTGGCTTTTTAGGTATTCTGCATCTCTGTACAAGATTAATACTTAGCCAGTTTAGTGGTGTTTTTTGGCCGTGTCAACTTGTGGAATAATAGAAATACAACTTCACAGCGTAAGGATGTCGTGGCTCCTAGACAAGATGACCCAAATGTCTGCAAAGTATGCGGAGAGTTTTTTGTGGTAGCTTCTCTTGCTCGTTGTTGCGAGCTAAAACATGAAGGTGTAGTTTTTGTTAGACCGGAGTTTAAGCCGCGTCCTGGTCAGCGGCCAAAAGATTGATTACCACTTTCCAAGCGGGCATTTGGCTGCTTTTAGCTTAGTTTTATACTCCATAAAGCATCCGCACTGCTTGCATTGATTAAGTACTTTTATTAGTTCCGGACATTGCTTACAAATGTCCATTCTTTCATCGGCATGACTTTCATCAATCTTTACAACTTTTGGATTAAGAAGGTCTAACGGTGTAACACCGTTTTTTTCTTTGTACTGCTCCCAGCGGGATTTCTTAGGTTCAGTTGTCATGGGTGTGATAGGGCTCTAGCTGAGACATGTCAGTATCTATAATCACAAACTGGTTATCAACAAATAGCGCGTTAGGTGATGCTACATACATTCCGTAAGGGTAGTCCATGAGGTTTAACACTTGTGGGTTGCTTAGCAGGATACTTCCAAAATATTCTGAAGTTTGAAACTCTTCTAAAACTTCGCCGTTCTTTAAAAACCTAACAGTGATGCCGTCGTGGTCTGGATAGTTTTCAGAGATGTCTAGAATTTCATCGTATCCAGTAAAAATAGCAGCGTGCTCGATGGACAGTGGTAAATCGTATAAACATTGGGTATCTATTACCCAAACTAAAGGTATTCCATTTACACCTTGATGAATGAAAGTTATTGAATCGTCAGTTAGCATATTTTAACCCTAACATGCAGTTGTCCAACCGCTGCCTTCAGGAGCGGCAGGGGAACATGTTGCACCAGCACCAAAAGTTGCATCTGCACAGATTCCGGTGCTTGTACAACACCCTAAAGAAACCTGAAAACTAGTACAGTATTTTCCAGATACGGGAGCAGCTGCTGCTGTACGTGAAGATGCTACTAATCCCTGAACGCAGCCTACCATTATGACAAACCGTTTCCGCTGATTACCCAGGTAGTTGCAGTAGTTTTGATAGCGGTTGCGATACCGTTTGCGGCTAAAGTTCTTGTTCCAGTTGTTGCGGTATTTGCTAGACGCAGGGTGTCTGTTGTAATGGCAATAGACAAAGATACAGATGGTGCGGTAATAAATGTAATTGTGGTTCCAATTTCATAGGCTACAGAAGAGTTTGCTGGAATAGTAACTGTCTGTCCAGTAACTGTGTAGTAGATATGCTTTCCTGCATCTGCAGCTACAAGGGTATACGCACCGCTTTGAGAGTTCTGCGGCATACCAATATAACCGGCAGTGCTTGCGGCAGTTGCAGCTACAGCTGCGGCCGGGGTTAGGGTTTGGGCTCCTGTAAATGTTTGAGCAGCATCTGTTCTAGCGATAGTTGCAGATGTGCTAGGGAACGTCATTGTTGTTGAGTCGGTTCCAGTCAAAGTCAGTGTTCTTGACACAGTTAGAGTTTTACCTACGTCAACTGCTAGCGTTCCAGAAATAACTGCAATATTTCCAGTAAAGTCTGGAAGAGTGGCGGTTCTGCTGGCTGTAAGTGTTGTTGGAGTAATAGTTACACCAAGCGAAGTTGTTCCACCAGCTCTACCAGCAATAATTACAGCATCTTGAGTTGCTGCGGGTCTAACGGTTTGTGAGCCAGTAAATGTGTTTCCGGCATCTGTTCTAGCAATAGTTGCGCTAGTTGATGGAAAGGTCATGGTAGTTGAGTCTGTACCAGCAAGCGTCAGCGTGTTGTTTACGTTTAAAGTTTTTGCGTTGGTAATTGTCAGTGTTCCAGTTGTTGTGGTAACCGTCAGACCGTTATAAGTCTTGCTTGTCAAAGCAGAAGCAATACGAGCATCGGCAACCGTACCAGTGGCTACGTTTGACCCGTTTAAGTTTGTAAGATTTGCACCTGACCCATTGAATATGGTTGCAGATAGAGTACCTGTTGATGGCACAAAGGATAATGCGGCAGATGTGGTTTTTGCTGGCAGATTGCCGGTGTTTGCTGTTACCCAGGTAGGGTATACGGATACTGCAGTGGCAGCATCATTTGTAATTGTAATATTAGTTGCGTTGGCTGCAGTTCCAGTCAGAGATGCGGTAATGGTATTAGCTGAAAAGTTTCCAGATGCATCACGAATAACTAGTGTTGAAGCACCATTAGCTGAGCTTGCGTTTGAACCGATTGTCCACGTACCAGATGTCTCGCTGAGAGCGATTCCAGCAGTAGTGTTTCCTACAATATTTAATGTCTTTGCTGCAGAGCCATCAAAAGTAAACTTGTCAGTTCCTTCAGTGGTTCCGCCATCAGCAGTCAGAGTCAGTTGATTGCTGGTTATGTTGGCTCCACTGGTCATTAAAGCTGCAGAGAACCAAGTACCCTGACCGCCTCCACCCCACTGAAGGCTTCTAGTTGTTGTGTCACCGTTGTACGCGGTAAAGTCTACATAATCTGTAGAGCCGTTTAAGTAGATAATTCTGCTGCCGCCCTGTGATAGTCCAGAGCCTGTGACTACCTGATTTTGAAAAATTGCAGAAGTATTGGCATTTTTACGAATTTGAATATTGTATTGGTTGGTAGTAGTTCCGCCAGCAGTCCACCATGCATGTAAAGCGATGTTATAGTAGCCAGCAATAGTTGGCTGAAATCGCTTAGTTGTTGGGTTCCACCAACCTTGTGGGTCAAAATCGTCTACAAAGGATATGAGCACATCATTTGTTGCGGATGCGATTGTCTGGTCTCCAGATAAAGACCCCTGAACAACGTAACTACTAGCAGTTATTCCAGTAAAAGTTCCCCACGTTGGTACGGCATTAGAGCCGCCAGATAGTAGGACTTGGCCAACGGTTCCAGCAGAACCGTTAGATTGAAGTTCATTGGTAAGGTTTAACCCAGTGAGTACTTTACGAGCCATAAGCTAATCCTATCACTCTACTAGCCAATAACTACTGCGCGGTACTCGCTACCTGCCAATGTGGCTGAGTTGAAGGTTAGGGTTACAACGTTGGCACTTGTGGTTACGACATCAACCTCGACTGAAGCATTGGTTGAGTTTTGGTACACATCAACAACTACGTTAGAAGTGTTGAGGTTGTGAGTGACTGTCCAAGTTACAACTCCTGAAGAAGCAGTAAGCGCGCCGTTGTTTTCTGCGTACTTCTTAGTGTAAGTACTTGAGTCAGAAGTTAGGTTACCGCTTGCATCTACCTTTACAAAACCTGCGGTTCCACCGGATAGTGGGCCAACCTTTGTAAGAACAGATGATGTACCGGCAGTTGGAGTCAAGTAATCAGTTCCAGCAGTACCTGCAGATAGAGCACCCGAAGCACCAAGCTTAACTAGACCAGAAGTTCCAACACCTGAAAGTCTTACAGAACCGGCAATGTCTGTGTATAGGGTGTTGCTAGTACCAATTTGAATGTAACCATTTGAGCCGGAACCTGCTCCAGCGTTGATTGTTACTAAACCACCTTGGCCGTCAGCGACTCCGGTTGCAGACCCAGCGACGAGTGATACGCTACCACCAGTAGCTCCAACTCCAAGAGTTCCTGCAGTAGAAGCACCACCAGTAATGCTTACAGAACCACCAGTAGCCGGACCTCCTGACCATGATGTAGCACCACCGGTTAAGGTTATGCCGGTTCCGCTAGCTGTGGTTCTGTTTGGTAGAGTCACTGCCAGTGTTGTTCCAGCAGTACCAGTAATTGTAGTTACGCTGCTAAGTGCTCCAGTAACATCTGCAGAGCCGTTGAAGTTTTGACCCCATAGAGTTCTGGTTGTTGTAAGTGTTGCAGCTGAACCAGTCGTATTTCCAGACATTGTTGAGTCTGTAAACGCGATTGTCTTACGAGTTGTGCTTGGTGTGAAGTAAAGGCTAGTACCATCAAATTCAACGGCACCGGCTGCAGCTGTAGTTAGGTTTGTACCTGACTGTAGATATAGAGGAGCAGTTCCTGCGGTTGCAGTTCCAGCACGAAGTGTAAGAGTTCCAGTTAGTGTACCTGGTGTAGCCAGAGTCATAACCGTGCTGCTTGAGCTTGGGAACGTCATTGTTGTAGAATCGGTTCCAGAGAAAGCAAGAGTATTGTTTACTGTCAAAGTCTTGCTTGTTGTACCACCAGCAATGGTGAATCCAGTTGCGGCTGCGGTTAAAGTTAGACCGTTATACGTCTTACCAGTTAGAGCAGAAGCAATTCTTGCATCAGCTACTGTTCCTGTAGCAACGTTTGAACCGTTTAGGTTAGTAAGGCTAGCACCAGAACCGCTAAAGACAGTTGCAGAAAGTGTTCCAGTTGAAGGCACAAACGATAGTGCAGCTGAAGTTGTCTTAATTGCGTTGTTACCAGTATTTGCACCAACCCAAGCGATGTAGACAGAAGTTGCGGTTGCTGCATCGTTAGTTACACCAACGTTAGTTGTGTTGGTCGAAAGTGTTACAGCATTTGCACCAATTGCCGTAGTAATGTCTGTTCCTGATGCAACAGATACAGCTGAGGTGCCGTTTCCTCTAAGAATTCCACCGCTTGTGAAAGTTGTAGCTCCAGTACCACCAGATGCCACTGGAAGAGTTCCAGTTGTCAAAGCCGAGCTAGAACTTGCGTATACTGCACCACCAGAAGTAAATGTTGTAAGTCCAGTACCACCGTAGCCTGTGCCAATAGTGGTTCCATTCCATGTACCTGTAGATACAGTTCCAAGAGTATTTATGGATGTTTGACCCTGATAAGTACTCTTTATGGCAAAGGTTGTTCCAGAAAGGGTAAGGGTAGTTTCATCTGCAAGATATGTACCAGCACCAGAGAACTGAGTGTACTCTATGTTGTCGGTACCAATCTTAATGGTTCCACTGGTTGCAGTACCTGAGTTCTTTTGGGTCCAACCGGTACTTGCTAGAGTATTACCACCAGTAACAAATACAAAGTCACCAGCGGACATCTCTCCAAGGACCGAGTTATTTCCATCTGCTGTACGAGTAAGAGTAATGTTCGTGCTTACAGTGGTTACTTCATAAAGACCGTTATGTAGCTTATTAGTTTGGTTCTTAACAAGAATACGAGTTTTATCTGTGGCATCTTGGGAAACAAGAGCTACACCATCAATTGAGTTTCCGGCTGCTGGGTAGACAAGAGTTGCTCCAACACCTGTACCGCCATCAGCACCGGTAGTACCTGCAGTGTATGTGGCTGAGGTAATGTTTGCAGTGGTTGCATACTTAACTGCGTCGTGAACGTTTAAACCTGCGGTTACCGAGTCAACATAGGCAATGGTAGCAATTGTGTTGGTATCAACGCTTACAGTACGAGCAGCAGAACCATCAAACGTAGTTCCAGAAGATAGCGTTAGCCCAGTGCTAAAAGTGAGGGCATTGGCAAGAGAGCCAGCGGTACCGCTTACGTTTCCTGTAAGGTTTGCGGTAATTGTGTTCGCAGTAAAGTTACCGGATGCATCGCGGGCAACAATTGTTGAAGCCCCGTTTGCAGAGGCGGCTGTTGTAGCAGAGTTTAGAACCTTACCGGCACTTGAAATAGTTGCTAAGTAGGAATCAGCGATGGTTGCAGTGCTAGATAGGGCACCGGCTGCGTTAGTTAGAACTATACCAGCGGTTGTAAGTGGTGTGGTAATAGTTCCTGTAAAAGTTGGAGATGCAGTAGGCGCGGCCCCGATTGTGTTGTAAGAAACGGTTAGGGTGCTAGAGCCATCAAATGTGGACCCCGAAGCTCCTCCGGAACCAGCACTGTTAAAAGTAAGGGTGCTAATGGTTCCTGTTGTGATAACCTTCCAGGTGCTACCGTTGTAGTACTTTAGGCTTCCACCAGTGTTGTAGTAGATTTGACCAGTAGCTGGGGTAGACGGGTCGCTAGCAAGGTTCTGAAGAGCAGCATTTTGCAACTCATTCTTGTTGAGGTCAATCGGTACTAAAAATTTACGAGCCATCGTTTAATTTCCTATGTTAAGTAAGCGTAGCCGCTAACAGCTTGTGATAGAGCTACAGTGACCTGATTTGCTGATGGATAGGAAACGTCGGCTTCAACCACCGTACCAGCTGAATCTGTCACTATAACGCTTGGTCGATAGCCCAAGTTATGGGTTATTTCCCAGTTATATGATACCGCATTCTGTACGTGGGTATATGAGACAGGTTGCTTATCTACCCACTGAGTGTCATATGAGGTATTTGATGATTTAGAAAGAATTTGCCCTGTACTACCGCCAGATGCTACTCCTGCACCAGCCACTCCCTGGGGTCCTTGCGGTCCAGTAACTACTGTAGTTACGACCACATCCCAGGTGGTGCCTGTCCATTTCCAGGTTCTTTCGCCTACTGTAAACGTCTGGTTTACAGTTGGGTTGTTTGGAAAGTCTATTGCTGTCATATGTATATCCTAACTTGCTGCTATATAAGTGCCATTCACATAAAATATGCTGGCTGTGGTAAATGTGGTTGGTGTCCCCTGTATAAGTAGGCTCTCAATCAAGGGTTTTGGACTGGCCGTGGTCTCCTTTAGCCAATGCAAGTCTAACGTCTGCGAGTTAGGTAGATGGTCGGCAACCATTTGAATATGGCCATTCAGTTCATCGGCTGGCTGAGATGGGTCCACCCAAGCCCAGGCTGAGAAGTGGTTAGCAGCTGTAGAAATAGGCATAAATGGCAAATCTACTTTAAACTGGCCTGTTCCAAAGTTTGTAACTGTGGTCATTTGTACTTTGATGTTAAACGACACTAACTGACCGACTTTGATGTAGTACGAATTGTAAGTCGGATAGGTAGAGTTTGTTCCGGTAAAAGTTAGACCGGTGGCTTGAAAAGTTGGAGACCATCTAACTGCATTTGGGGAAAATACTGAAGATGGAGTCGACCAAGTTGTGTTGTAGTCCGTACTATCTACTTTTGTCAATATTTGTCCAGAAACCCCACCGGAAGCTACCCCTTGTCCCGAAGAACCTGTCACTCCAGTATTGCCTCGGGGGATAGTAAGATTTAGTGTTTGACTTGGGGCATTACCAGTTATAGTTGCATAAGCATTAGAGCCGGGTGCTCCAGTTGTCACGGTTCCAATGTTAAAAGTAGTAGCTGGACCTAAGTAGCTTGAAGATGTCTCAACCCAGTATCCGTCATAGCGCAGATACATTTGACTAGTGGTTGAGTTGAACCATGTATCTCCAACATTAGGATTGACAGGAGCTGTTTCAGAAACTGTGTAAGTTCCTTTTGGCCCCTCTGGCCCCTGTGGTCCCTGACTGCCAGCTGGGCCAACTGCACCAGCTGGTCCGGGAATTCCCTGTGGGCCGCCCTGTGAAATCTCGATTTTGGTGACTTGCTCTTGAACAATAATTTTGTTCTGGTCACGTTTATCAACTATGACTCTGTTTGGTTTGTCGTTACTCTCTAGTGCCATTATCTAGTTACCTCTGGCTTAACAACAAAGTTGCCTTCGATTAGGCGGTCAACTACACCTCCGCCAGAGACCAGTTCCAAGTCATAGACGTATATGTCTGGTACTAAGTTAGCTGTATCTGCAGCAGAAATAGTTAGTGTTATCTGTCCCTTAGTTGCAGCATTGCTTCCAAGGGTAATTCTAGAGTTAGATGTAGTTAATGTGATTACAGTGTTTGCAGCATCTATAGTCTCTCTGACGTGCATTCTTGCTGTATATCCAGTCAGGTCGATAGCAGCGTTTGCAGAGTCTTTCCATGTAATAGTGCGGCTAAAGGTAGCACCTTGATTACATGTGAAATTATGGAGTCCAGTAGGTCCACAGCAGCTCATGTTGCCTCGTTTCTAGGGGAGAAGTTAGTCTCTTCTATTTTACAACAGTCTGCTGGTTCTAATAAGTGTATAGTTATAGGTATAACTACGCAGAACGGCTAATGACTTGATATCAAAGAACATACAGACTGTCTACCCAAAAATCGCGGACTGGGGAGGCAAAACCACTCAAATCCGTAGGTTAATAGAGCCAGACAATAAACGTTGGTCTGCTTTTAACCCTTCAATTGCCTATTCTCCAGAGCTAGGCTATGCTGCCACAATTAGGTCAAGTAACTATGTCTACAACGAAACCCTAGGGACTATTGATGTTACCGATGGCGGTATGGTTAAAAACAAGGTGTGGTTTGCTGATTTGGACCAAAATACCTTAGAAATACTTGATATCCGTGAAGTTCAGTTTGAGCTTGATGACTACTCTTTAAAACGTGGAATTGAAGATGCCAAGTTGTTCTGGAGAGACGGTTCATGGTACTTTTCTGGAATAATGCTGGAGCGAGGGCATACTGATATTCCTAGAGTCTGCTTGTACAGGTACGACCACAAGCTGAATATTGCTAGCTTGGTTAAAAAATGGGGTGGACCAGATGTGTTTAGACCCGAGAAAAACTGGATGTTTCCTTACGACAATAATCCTAACTTTGACTGCGTGTACGGCAGTACTGGGATAGTTAAAGACGACAAGTTGATTGCTACTTTTTCTAATCAATACGCTACTGGGGGGCTGCGCGGCGGTAGTAATTTATGGAAGCTGGCAGATGGTGGATACCTTGGAGTGATGCACACTCTCTACCTAAAGACTCAGGCGACTTATAATCCAAGAACATTTGGGCATACTATGAGTCAGCAAAGACGCTACACTCATCAGTTTGTTAAATTTGATAACTTTGGGAAGCTCTGTCTAATCTCTGAAGAGTTTGTTTTTGATAGTCTTCAGATTGAGTTTGCTGCCGGACTTGTAGAAAAAGACGGCAACTACGTCATCTCTTATGGAGTTAATGATGTTGCAGCCAAACTAGCAGTGATACCAGTTGGTCTGGTTCACGATAAACTAATGCCACTAGAAACTAAAACTGTTGATGTGTATCTTCAACCAATTCCATAAATGAGCGATTTAGACCTTTTAGAGAATCCAAATACTGACACTTCTGATACTGACAGTAGTGATGATTTTGCACACTATGCGGAATCCTCTGAGGTGACGGAGGGGTATATTATGGGAACTCCCGTAATAGCCCTCTGTGGAAAAATTTTTATACCCTCTAAAGACCCCAAAAACCTTAGGGTTTGCCCGATTTGCAAACAAATCGTAGAGGCACTATTCTTGAATCACGAGTAATACTCGACTCTTTTGAGTCGTTGTATACTGGTAAAACGTCAAAAACTCCCCCAGAAAGAGCGGTATAACTGCATATGTTCTCGTTTAAACTAAATGAAGAATTTGTGGCGGAGTACAAGCAAAAAGAATCACCTTTCGGTTACAAAGATGCCGCTGGCAACTCTGTAGGCGAGATTACATTCCTACGCACGTACTCGCGCAAGAAAGAAGATGGCACTAAGGAAACCTGGGCGGAGGTGTGTGAGCGTGTTACTAACGGAACTTATTCAATTCAAAAAGACCACGCACGTGCTAACCGTCTGCCATGGTCAGATGCTAAGGCTGCTGCCTCGGCTAAAGAGTTTTTTGACTCGCTATTCCACCTAAAGTGGTCGCCTCCGGGCCGTGGCCTTTGGGTTATGGGGACTCATATTGTAAATGTTCAAAAAAACTCGGCTGCTCTACAGAACTGTGCTTTTGTATCGACTTTGGAGATGACCAAGCAGAACCCAGGTAAGCCATTTGCGTTCCTAATGGAAGCGTCGATGCTAGGTGTAGGCGTAGGCTTTGACGATAAGGGTGCGGACAAGGGCTTTGAAATTTATGAGCCAGGCTCTCCGCAGGAGTACATTATCCCAGATACCCGTGAAGGGTGGCAGGAAAGTACTGTTGCTCTAATCAACTCATACCTGAAGCCTGAACAACCTAGCTGGGACTTTAACTATGACCAGATTCGTCCTTATGGCTCACCTATTGCAACTTTTGGTGGAACTGCTTCCGGCCCTGACCCGCTAATCGCCCTACACAACAAGATTCGTGAAATTTTTATGGGTCGTAAGGGTCAGCTCTTAACTACTGTCGATATTGCTGACATCGGTAACCTAATTGGCCGCTGTGTTGTATCTGGAAACGTTCGCCGTTCGGCCGAGTTGCTGATTGGTCGTATTGACGATGACAACTTCCTAAATCTGAAGAATGCGGAGCGTTTCCCTGAGCGTAACTCTTATGACCCAGAAGTCCCCGGTTGGGGTTGGATGTCGAACAACTCGGTCATGGTAAACGTTGGGACTGACTTCTCTAAGATTATTGATGGCATCGTTCGCAACGGTGAGCCTGGCGTTATCTGGGAAGATATCTCGAAGGCTTATGGTCGTTTGATTGACCCGATAAACAATAAGGACCACCGCATTATGGGCTATAACCCTTGTGCAGAGCAGTCGCTTGAGAGCTACGAGATGTGCACCCTTGTTGAGACCTACCTAAACCGTCACGAAAGCAAGGAAGACTATCTTCGCACTTTGAAGTTTGCCTACCTATACGCTAAGACCGTGACTCTACTCCCTACCCACTGGGAGGAGACAAACGCAATCATGCAGAGAAATCGTCGTATCGGAACTTCCATGTCTGGTATTGCTAACTTTGCTGACCGCAAGGGTCTTCCGGAACTTCGTACTTGGATGAACGAAGGCTATGCAGTAGTAAAGAAGTATGACGTTACCTACTCTGAATGGCTAGGTATTCGTGAGTCAATCAAGACCACAACCGTCAAGCCTTCTGGAACCGTGTCGATTCTTGCTGGTGAGTCGCCAGGAGTTCACTGGACCCCGGGTGGTGAGTACTTCCTGCGCGCTATTCGCTTTGGAAACAATGACCCTATGTTGCCTCTATTTAAGATGGCTAACTATCGCATTGAACCTGCTTCAGAATCGCCAGAAACTACCTCGGTTGTGTTCTTCCCAATCAAGTCTGGTGCTATGAGAGCAGAACGCGATGTATCTATCTTTGAGAAGATGAACTTGGCTGTCATCGCTCAGCGTTACTGGTCGGATAACTCCGTCTCTGTAACAGTCACTTTTGACCCAGAAACTGAGTCAGACAAGATTGGCACTGTTCTACATATGCACGATGGTCAGTTGAAGACTGTGTCATTCCTACCTTCAGGAAACCACGTCTACCCTCAGATGCCGTATACCCAGATTACTAAGGAAGAGTATGAAGAAGCTGCTGCTAGCTTGTTCCCTATCTCTTTGACTGGTATCTATCAGGGTCTAGGTATTGAAGCTATTGGCGACGCTTACTGCACTACAGATGCATGCGAGATTAAGCTGATTGTAGAAAACCAAAAGTAATGGTAGTAATCAGTAGTGTATACACCAAGACTGGTGATGCTGGAACAACTGCTCTTGGCGACGGTAGTAGGACTTCCAAAAATGATGCCAGACTTGAAGCATTCGCAACAGTAGACGAGGCTAATTCGTTTATTGGTGTTGCTTTGTCATACGCTATTGAACAAGACGTGCGTGAGGTTCTGCTTTGTATTCAAAACGATTTGTTTGATGTCGGAGCAGACCTTTGCACTCCTGTTGTAGATGGCCCTAAAGTCACTCCACTAAGAGTTACAGAGGCTCAGGTGGAGAGACTAGAGGCTCTAATTGACCACTACAACAAAAACTTGAGTGTGCTTAGAACTTTTGTGCTTCCTAGTGGTACAGAGTTAGCTGCTCATTTGCACGTTGCTAGAACCGTAACTCGACGTGCAGAACGCGAGACCTGGAAAGCTATTCATCTATTTGCCGATGGGGTAAACGTCCTAACCGCCAAATATTTGAATCGTTTGTCAGACCTCCTGTTTGTACTAGCAAGATACGCTAATCGCGAGATTGGCGACAACCTATGGGTTCCGGGAGGACCAAATGAAGAATAAAAATTTGATTGCACTTCTAGCAGTTGCTAGCTTGGTTGCGGTCTCATGGGTGTGGACTACAACCACTAATCCCAAGGCTGACTGTGTAACCGTCTATGTGGATTACGGAGTGTTAAAAAATCAAACTACTGATACTCAGTGCATTGCTGTAGATGGTCCTATTCGCGGTATGGATGCATTAAATGCCGCGGGGCTGGCTATTCTTGGTACAGAAAAGTATGGACTAGACATTGTATGCAGAGTTAACTCTTTGCCAAGCGGTGCATCAGCTATTGGTATCAAGGGACATGAAAACTACATTGAGACATGTAAAGATATGCCAGCTGAGTTTGCTTACTGGGCAATTCTTGTTCGTGATGGTTCTAATCCATGGGGTTGGTCTCAGACTGGGCTATCTGAAATTAAGCTAGATGCGGGTGACTCGATTGGTCTGGTATTTTCAGATAACGAAAACGTGGAGTTCCCGAATGACTAAGTTACTGACCAAGCCACTTAAAATTCAGGAAAGCTTTGAAGTTAGGGAATATGCACTGCTTCAATCTTTAACTCAGCCGCTTAAAAAGAAATCTAAACTTGGTTCCACTATGGACTTAGTTTCTAGAATTTCTTTGTTCTACATTATGTGGCTGCTGGCTACGGACGCAGCAGTCTACATTTGGCGACTACTAACCTGTCCTTGCTAAGAAAGAAACTATGAGCGTAATTGTATATAGCAATCCAAACTGCACTGCATGTGAGCAAACCAAAAGGTTTTTAACCGTCAAGGGTATCGAGTTCGAGGCTAAAATGATTTCAGACAGTCCTGAAGTCTTTTCTTTAATTGAAGAGAAAGGGTATACGTCAGCTCCTGTAGTAGTTGCTGGAGATGATAGTTGGTCTGGATTTCGTTTAGATAAGCTTAATACTTTAGTAGAGGAGTAGTGGATGCCGACGTACTCATACAAGTGTTCATTAAACTCGGAACACACCTATCAAGAAACAAGGCCGATGTCGGCACCTGAACCAGAGAAGCTGATTTGCACTGAAGAGGGGTGTGAGGGTACAATGGTAAAAACGTTTGGTGCTCCTGCAATCAACTTCAAAGGTGGAGGCTGGAGTACTAAAGAATCGTGGCGTTAAGATAAAGGAATAGCATGACCGACTTTCTACCTAAGGATTATCCGGACTTTAAAGAATTTGGTACTCCACCTTGTGCAGAAAGTTATCCAGACGCATTTTTTACAGACGAACCGCTAGAAGGTAGTCGCGTTTACAATCGAAAATATTCGTACGAGCAAGAGGCTAAGGCAATTTGTAAAGCCTGTCCGTACATGGCTAGATGCCTAGAATACGCAGTCAAGCACCCGGAACTGGTTGGAATCTGGGGCGGAACTACCGAAGCACAGCGGAAGAGGATGAGAAAAGCTTCAAAAAGTGGCGCTTCTACCCTTCCTAGTCAAAGCTAGTAAACTGCGGTAGAATGGTAGTAGCTCTTGGGAGAGAGGGTCCTTAACCCTACTAGTCTCTCGGGAGAAAACATGAACATCGCAAAAATGATTCTCAAGCGTACAATTGCTCTTGTAATCCTAAAGGTTAGTGCCGTTTTGGCCGCTGGTTCTATTGGTGGCGTTGAGCTATGGCAGTCAGCCCTAATCGCGGCTTTCGTTGGAATTATGGAAGTTGCAGAATCGCTGGCTCGTGCCTATGTTGTAGACGGAGTTCTAGACGAAGAAGAAATCAATGTTGCATTTGCTTCTTCGGCTGAAGCTGCCCTGGCTGACTCAAAGAAGAACAAGGCGTCTGACGACTCTGGTCTTTAATAACTAAATAACAAATCCCTCCGAGTTTCGGGGGGATTTGTTGCTTTTGAGGCAACTATCTGCTAATGTGTATGTGTCGCAACCGCGGCAAACATCTAAGTATAAACAACTTAACATCGTTCACAATTGCTGCTTAGGTGTACGACCAAATTAGTTCCCCCGTCATGTTAGCGCCTGGCGGGGGAACATTAAAAGGATTAGTCATGGATTTTGAAGAATGGCTTAAATATGGTTTTGACCAGGGATGGTGTGGTCCAGCAGTTTGTGAGACTCACGATGGGATTCCACTAACTGAAGCTGAAGCAGAGGAATTTGAAGAAAGTGACCCCTGCATTCATATCATCAGGCTTTATGATGACGCTGACCACAAGAAAGCTGTAGAGGATGCTCACTCTGCTTCCGTATGGCGTGCTACTAATAGGGGTTATACTATTGATAGTACGTCTGAAGCAGAGGAGGCTTAAATATGGCAAAAGGTAAAGGCGGCGGTGCAAAGCCAGCTAAGGGCAGCAACGACAGCCGTCCTAATGGCAAAGCCAACAAAAAGCGTCCTAAGGTATTTGACGCAGTCAAGCGTAAGCTTGTCACCAAAAACTAAATAGTGTGAGGGGATGACTGGTTTCGACAGTTGTCTTAATGTTAGTGAAGCAAGCCGAGACGGCCACGCACTCGTAAGTGTGGCAAAACAATAAATGCTGAATCACGTTCCGCATTCGCTCTAGCAGCCTGATAGTTGCATAGAGCCCCCAGAAAAGCAGTAGTTCTAGCTGGGCATCTGGGTCTTAAATAAATAGAACAAACCAAAAGGTTGCAGCAGGAGACCTCTAAATATCCCGCCTTCGCAGTACCGTGGCTGGTAGAGCCTAAGCTTGTAGAAGAATAACTGAACGTCAATTGGACCGGGGTTCGATTCCCCGCATCTCCACTAAAGGTCGGCTACCCCGAGCTAGCTATAGGGATGCTCCAGGCTGGTGTATTCCAGTGGCCTTTAAGTTTGAGCGTGACTGCTCAAGCGTGGACTACCGACGTTAAGAGGGTAGTGTAGGTGGTCGCCCTGAAGGAGCGAATCGGCATACCAAAGCCGTAAGTAGTCATAAAGGGCTCGCAATGGTGCTCGTTCCTCCGAGGTAGTTCGGCAGAGAGGCGGTGGTGGCAACCTAGTCAGTTGTGCATCACACTAGGCCCCTTAGCTCAGTTGGCAAGAGCGGTGCAATTAGGTCGCACAGGTCGCAGGTTCGATTCCTGCAGGGTCACAAAAGGCTCTTTACTGCTGAGTCCACAAGACCAACCAGCAGAGCGAAAGCTTGAGACGACCCGTAAGGGTGGGAACCTCTGGAACCAAGGTCCAAACTTGGGAAAGGTCAGTACTAGGTCTTCCAATGACCATTAGCTCAATGGCAGAGCAGAGAGCTGTTAACTCTAAGGTTCCTGGTTCGAGTCCAGGATGGTCAGCAAATAAACTTGACATCTTGAAACATGTGTGCTAGCTTTTCCTTACAGGTTAAAAACCTAGGAAGGAATGACATGGCGACACACGCTAAGGAGCTAAAAGAGCTCATAAAACAGGCCCAGAAGCAAGGTTGGATAATTACCCCAAATAACAAGAATCACTACAAGTGGACTTCCCCTAGCGGAGCATTTTTCTTCTCTGCAGGAACACCCTCTGACTGGAGGGCTCTGAAGTACATTGTGCAGTATCTTAGGAAGTATGGGTTTGAGGACCAGTCTAAGAAATCGAAGGGTAATAAATAATGGGTATTGATGCATATGACTATGGAATGAAAGACGGTATAGCAATAGAGCGTCAGCGCATTCTAGACTGGATAAACTCTAATCGAACTGCCATGGAGTTGGGAGAGGGTGTAGTAATCTACCGTGACCATTTTAGCTCCGATAGTCTAATCCAGTTCATCGAGAGTGGGGAGAAAGCAGAATGACGCTTCCTACAAAAATTGCCTTGTGGCTATTCGCTATCGCCTTAATCTGGATTGGGGCCGCTAGTGGTCAGGTCGGAACTAAACCTGAACCTACTCCAACCAACTGCTGGGACCAATACCAGACAGAATATGAAGCAATCTTGAACTGCGAAAAACACGATGACAACTGAGGAAATAGTGCTAAGAGTTGGCTTGACTTATTTAGCAATCTTTGTTATAGTCAACCTAGGCGGATACATCTACCTGAAACTATTTGTAGCGAAGAAAGACAAACAACATGGACCTAAACAACCAAGCACCCTATATCGAGATTGATACCCCTGCATTCCGTGCAGTAGCTAAAAGCTTTCTAAGTCTCCCCTATCCTGTAGTCTTAGCTGCTATGACTTCAATGCAAAGTACTGATGCTGTTCAGCAGGTGTCTGGAGTTGTAAAGGCACTTGAGATTGCCCTAGAACCTAAAGACTTTGTTCGCTTACAAACCTTAACCGTAGACCAGTTAATAGCAGTGATTCAGGACTGGGTAGAGCCAATTAGCGGTATTGGAGTCTAACGTTGTATAAACTTAGGTTTAAAGTTATACGGGAGATTGTCCGTTCTGTTGTGTACGAAGTTGATACCTTATGAAACCAGAGCAACGCCCATGGGGTTCCTACGAGATTATGTCAGACTTTAACCCGCCTTGCTGTGTGAAGATTATTACCATCAATCCGCACTCACGACTATCGCTACAAAGACACCGCTATCGCTCTGAGCGTTGGAGGGCTTTGGACAAGGGTCTTATCGCAGTGGTAGGTGGCGAAGAAATCAAGATGCGTCTAGACAAAGACGTTTTCGTCGACGCCCTTACTGAACACCGAATAGTCAATCCAACCGATGAACCGCTGAGAGTTCTAGAGTTGATGTTTGGTCTCTATGACGAGGATGACATTACCAGAATCGAGGATGATTATGAACGAGTCTAACGAAGACTACAAGCGTATAGTTCGGGCTTTGCGTGAGGAAAGAATGCGACAACAGAAAAGGCTTTACCAGCAAGCTAAGAAAGCTAGAAAATCTAATATCGTCGACGCCAGTAAGGATAGACCAAAAGAAGGAGAAACCAATGGCTGATGGATGGACATGTACAATCTGTAACACCAGACTGAGTACCAATAGCAGTAGTGCCCATAGCGTGGCTTTTGACCTAGAGATTATCTCTCATGCTAGGGGTCACGAATGCACTTGTACTGGTGATGGTGAAAAGTGCGAGAGATGTAGGTTAATGATTCAATGAGAGACTATGAACTAGAATGTGTTCATGGAATTGGTCATTCAGCCGGATTGCATGGCTGTGATGGCTGCTGTCTGCCACTAACCAAGGCTGCCAGCGACACTGAAATCAGAATGCAGGCTGCTATGGCCGCCGCAGTTATTGTTGGAGCAAAGGGGTTCCCTTTGAGTATGACTCCAGAGATAGCCGAGAAGTTTGTTAGATATATCAAGGAAGGTCCAGAATGCGAGAGTTTTTAAATCCAGACCCCGAGGGTAAAACCGTCGACGCCAGTATTGATGAAATCGACGAGCGACTAGAGTTGCTCGGGATTGAGTTAAACGTTATCCGTGAGCACGCCGACGCCCTTAAGGATAGATTAGACAAGCTACAGCAGGATTTGTTGTAGACTGTAAATCTGCCCCTATAGCTCATCTGGTAGAGCGACGCACTTGTAATGCGTAGGTGACGGGTTCAAGTCCTGTTGGGGGCTCCCATACAAATAAGGAGAATGATGGAAGACCTAACAACAATGGTGGGTAAGCGAGTAGAAATCTGGTGGAATGCATCAGTACACAAGAACGCTGAAAGCGAGGAACTACTGGTTCCTGTGTCCCATGGTTATGGTGTAGTTGAGGCTGAGAATGACTTTGGTATCTCTATCCACAACGAGAATGACCAGCACGTGTTCATTCCGTGGACCTCAATTGCGAGCTTGTCTGTAGACAGATAGTCACAGAAAATGGTAAAATAGGTTTAGATACGCCAAACGGGTATCTATAAATCAGCTGGTCTTCGGACAGCGAAGACTAGCATAATCACGTCTAAGGAGTGAATATGAGTAAAAACCATGGCTGGGACTCTTTCCCGCCAGACAAGCACGACTACTGGAAAAAGCTACAAAAACCAGAGCAACCAAAGGTTCTAACAATTCAGGACCTATTCCCCCGCATTGAGCGTTGGGGTATTGGATGGAATCCAGTACTAGAAACGCTAAAGCAAATCTCCGAAATCAAGCCAAGCTACCCGCCTTATGACATCATCCGCTCGGGTGATGACTATCAGATTGTCATCGCGGTAGCTGGTATCAAGAGGCATGAGCTTCAAATTACCCTTGATAATCGGAGCCTTATCGTCGCCGCAGGTACTGATACATCAGAAGACCCTGTAGGTGAGGTAATCCATCATGGAATCGCCCAGAGGGACTTTAAACTGACCTTCGCGCTCGCCGAGTACGTTGAAGTTAAGTCAGCCAAGCTTGAGGATGGTCTCCTAACTATTAAGCTAAAGTTGGAGCTGCCAAAGCACCTGGAACCAAAATCCGTCAAAATCGACTAAGTTCCCTAAGGAAACCCCTCGCTAAGGCGGGGGGTTTTCTACTAGAATAGACATATGAACGAGTATGGCGTTATTCAGCTGGGAGGCTATCTGCTATCCCTACCTGGGGCGTTTCTGTATCTTTCTAGTATGTATTTAGCTATTCGTCTTGCTTGGTTAGTTTCTGGAGACGAGAATGTTAAGCACTTTAGATTAACTAAGTTCTCTGTCTTTGGAATGTTGTTCATCTCGTCAGTTGTGTTGCTTTGGATTCAGTTGGGAGTTTGGTTCTATGTCAAAGCGTGATTTTTGGATTGCTGTTTTTATTTACTTCTTCTCTGCAAATATTGCATGGACGCTTGTAACTATCTCGCTGCCTTGGATAGTCTGGTTGATTGGTCAACCGTTTCTTGTCCTTCTTAGCATGATGATTGTAGCTATTACCGTAGGAGGTAGAAACAAATGAGAATACCTTCGATGCCAAATGAGATAAAGGTTGGCACTCAGATTTACCAAGTAATCCTTCGTACTCCGAAGGAAGATGGAATGTTGAATGATGGTAACTTTGGCTATACTCTTGACTCTGGATTAGTCATTGTCATCGACGCCACTATTTCCCCTACTAAGCAAAGAGTGACCCTTCTACACGAACTAATGCATGCTATTCAAATGACGTTTGGTTCTCCAACTAAACCTAGCAAAGATGCTGACTTTGAAGAGTGGGAGCATTACTTCATTGGTACTTATGAAGAGTCAATGCTTATTGTTTTACAAGACAACCCCAGTCTTCTGAAGTATTTAAGCGCATGATTTTCCACGGCGATGCTGTGGAGTTTATGCGTCAACTGGAAGACAACTCTGTTCAGCTAATTTGGACTGACCCTCCGTTTGGAACCGATATGGTGCAACGGATTGAGTCATCTGGTAAGAAGTACAGAGACCTTTCCGTCGACGCAGTTATTGAGTTAATGAAAGAAGTAGCAGATGAATCTCTTCGCGTTTTATCTCCTAGTGGCGTTCTTGCTGTTTGTCTCGACTATCGCTCGGTTCACCAGGTTTATTGTGCGATTCTCGAAGCGGGGTTTACGCCTCGTGGCGAAATTATTTGGACGTTCGGTTTAGGTCGCGGAGCAACTAAGTGGTGGGCTAATAAGCACAACACTATTCTGCTATTCAGTAAAAGTGAATCCCCTCTCTTCGACGCCAGTAAGGTTCCTATGGTAGTTAGAAAGTGGCCGAAGAAAGGCTACGAAGGAGACAAGAAAGTTTCGTCTGTTTGGGACATCACGCTATCGAACACCCATCCAGAAAGAGTTGGGTATCCAAACCAGAAACCGCTGGAACTTATTGAACCGTTTATAGAGGTACACACGCTAGAAGGTGATTTAGTGGTAGACCCGTTTGGTGGTTCAGGCAGTACTGCAGCCGCAGCTAAGAAACTTGGACGCAGGTATGCAACTGCTGATACAAACCCAGTGGCGATTGATACAATTAAGAAAAGACTTGCCGAGGACTAACTTGCCACAGGGCTGTTAGTGCAGTAAGCTGGTCTCAGTTCAATAGCAAGAAAGAAGGCTCCTATGCGAGAAAGACATGTTCGTAAACTACAGAAAGAGCGTCACCTCGCTGAGATTGCCTTCACCCTGCTTCGTAACCCGACCTTCAAGAACTTAAGTCGCTCTGAGCGTTACAAGATGGCCAAGTTAATCTACAAAGCCGAGCTTTTGGAGATGGAACTAAAGAGCAAAGAAATTGGAAGAACGCTTGCTGCATTCCAGGACATCATCAATCAGGTGGAAAACCAGATGCTTGAAGGCCCTGATGATGAGGATGATGACCCTTTCTTTGGTAAAGCTTAGGCGTTTCTTTCAACAAACCCCTGCAAATCTGCTACACTGATAAGTGCAATGGTTGTTTGTTGACATTGTGTATTTCCTTTCTACTGGGGAAGCCCCTCGGAGTTTACTCCGGGGGGTTTTCTTATAGATGAAGAAAACCCCCGCCAGCGTGACGGGGGCTTCTTCCTAGGGGCTTATTTATTACGCGTTATGACTTGTTCAACGAGCGAACGCCTTTATGCCTTGTCTAGTCTTACTTGGCTTTGTGAGCCAAAATCCACTTCAATGGGTCAATCAACTGGTTATAAGCAACAAGATGTCCGTTAGGCTTCTTGCTCATTCCCATGTGAAGGTGGGCCCCGGTACTTGCGGAACCGCTAGGGCTGGTCTTCTTACTTCCACCAACCTTACCAATAATCTGACCTAGCTTAACCTTGTCGCCCTTCTTAACTGTAGCTGTGCTAGCAGTCTTAGGTGACTTTGCATCAGCAGGTGCGATGTGGCAGTACTGAGTGTAAACACCATCAAGAGGGTTCTTAATTTCTACAACCCAACCTAGAACGTCAGTCCAGAAGACATTGGTAACAATTCCATCACAGACAGATGGGATTGGTGACTTGTCAGCTGGTGACCAGTCCTGACCACGGTGTGGGTGTGAACGGTATGGAGCCATATTTCCGAACTCATCATTGCGAAGCTTAGGGTTAAATGGTTCCTTATACACTGGCTTTGGCTTTTCGGCTTTAGGTGCTGCAGGGGCCGCGGGAGCTGTAGGAGCTACAGGAGCGACTTCTGCTTTAGCAACAACTGGCTTAACATCGTGAGTTGCAACAGGTGCAGTTGGAGCATCTGCTGGAGTAGCTTCGTGTGCAGAAGCTGCAACCTTCTCTGCAGCAATGATTGCTTTGATGAATGGTAGTGGGTCAACAAAACCCTTACCATCTGCAGACCATGTGTAAGTCTTACCAGCACAAATCTCGAAGTGTAGGTGCTTTCCAGTTACGTCACCAGTTGCACCCATCTTGCCTAGAACTGTTCCAGCAGTAATCTTTTGTCCAGTCTTAACTTGAAGTGAGCCTTCTACCATGTGTGCGTATAGCGATACATATGGCTTTCCGTTAATAGTGTGAAGTACTTGAACGTAGTGACCGAAACCGCCTAGCGAGCCATCGGCTTTCTTAGTCTTACTTGGACCAGCAAAGATAACCTTGCCATCGTAGAAAGACTCGATGTAGATTACGTTTGCTGAACCCCATAGGTCTACGCCGTTATGGTGCTTACGCTTAGTAGGGTCAGTAGGGTGCTGACGCCAACCAAATGGCGAAGTCACCTTGTAGTCTTTGTTTAGTACCCCGTCAATTGGGTATTGGGTCTTTGCCATTTATTATTTCTCCTCGGTAATTGGTCCGCCAACAACCCACGCAGAGCAGGTTCTTGAGGCGGCACATTTAAAGTCGAATGCTTCGCAGTAGCCAAGTTCGGCTGTGTCGATAGCATCCCACGCGTTTTGCTGACTTGAATCTCCGGCAGCAATGCCACCTTCGATACAGTCCAACATCTTTGGGGTGCGAATAAACATTACGCAGTTTCCGCACACACTCTTTTTTGCTTCCGCAATTGTTACTCCCCAACGGTCAGCCTTTTCTTTCCAGAACGGAGTATTAGGTTCCTTAGGGTTTAGTGGCCCATAGCCAGCGGTTTCGATTGCTTTCTCTCGATTAGCAAGGTTGACACCAATGTCTTGGGTTGCTGGTGGACATGAGTCGTCATCTAGAGCAGCTACTAGAGACGCAAGTATTGGGCTCATGGTTGAAGCCTCTGAATGCTTAGGGTGCATCTTAGGAAGAAGGTCGTTATCAGAAACGTACTTAGGGTTGTTTGGTTTACCGGATTTAACTAGCTTCAAGAACGCATTAACGCGAGCCATGGCCCATGAGTTTCGGTTTTGGTCTGGGCGGTGGCTGGTAGAAAATGCACCTGCTCCACGACGATAAACAGCCTTTAGTTTAGCAAGAGTTACTTTACGTCCGTTTGGAGCCTTCTCGTTGTGCTCGGCAACTTTCTTTTCTAGGGCACTAATGATAGAGGCTGTGAACTCTACGCCTTTGCCTGAAGCAGCGGAGCCCTTTGAGTTCTTACTAGAACCTTTAATTTGGTCTTTCTTTGGAGCTGGTTTAGAACCTGCAGTAGCAGTTACAGCCCCGTCTGGAAGAACAGCGAAGCGACACAGCCCGCCTTCTTCAGTCTCGTGAGAGATAATCTCGCAACCGTTTGGCGCTTCCCAGAATACGCAGTTGCCACACTTAACGCCAATAGCAGCGTTCTCTGCGTTCTTTTCGGCAGAGTCGTAGCCAGCCCAGACGCCAGTATTGTCCTCGTTGAACTTACCATGCTTCTTGACTATAACGCGTAGAGCGTTGGCTAAATCGCGCTCTTCGGGTACAAGATTTTCTTCAGACATAGGTACATTTTACCGCTTGACCACTACTCTGATTTGAGCATGCGTAGAGCGTATTCGTGGCGGTATCTGCTGTTGAAGCCCCTTTGGTAGTTTAAACAGAAGTCCATGTCGTAGATACGAGGCTTTCCAATGATATATTGACGCCACGACTCCAGCGCAAGTTGGCGCACCATCTTGTTATCTAATGAGTAGTAGTGCTTTAGATAAGCTATGAATCGTCTCACTACTCTTCCTCGTCATCCTTGCCGCGGCGAATAGGGAATGTAAGAATCCAGATAAGCAGTGTAATGCCTATCAACTTTCCTACAATGTCTCGAGCTGAGCCTTCAAGAAGTACCCAACCGAGTGCAAGACCTAGCAGGGTCCACGCTTGGTCGAGTAAATCTTTAAACAAGTCGCCTAAAAACTTAACTATCTTTTTCATTCTTTTCCTTTTTGTTAGTTGGGATTACTTCGTCTGTGTCTTTAAGCTTTGTTGTTTGGCGGAAGGCTGCATTAATTTCTTCCTTTGTTAGTTTTCCGTCTTCTAAAAATGCTAGGGAAAGAAGCTCGACAACTTTAGCAACTGCCATAATTCCACCCATGATTGCACTAAACCAAATAGGGATATTGACACCACTAACTGAGCCAGCAACTGAGCCTGCACCAATAACACCTAGAGCAGATGCTACAAATGTAGCTATGACTCGTAGGATTACGTTTCCAAATAGTTTCATTACTTCCTCCTAATTGTTCGAGATGATGAACCGCTTGAAGCAGTAGCGGTAGCTAGGGCTGCTGTCTGAGCAATCTGTCCGACAACAAGGGTGGTTACAACAAGAGTCTGTGCTTTCTTTCTCGCCTTAGGTGAGATGTCAGCTCCAACGTTGCCAATAATGTTTAAGGCTGCAACTACTGCTTCGGCTGCTTGCCCTATACCAGGAATCTCTGCAAGTGCTGGGTCAACTTGGATGTCGTCTTCTTGGGCTGCGAGGTAAAGTGCATCAAGAGCCTGTTGATATTCTGGTGAGCCTTCTGTGGCTGTTTCAAAGACAACGAGGGCTGCTTCTACAAGTTGCTGTGCTTGTTCTGAAGTAAGTTCGGTTGGGTCTACTGCTTTAAGGTCAACTTCCATCAAGTCTTCAATAACTGGTGGAATCTCTGCAGAACCTTCGGGTTCAGGGTCTGGTTCCTTAGTGAGAAGTTGCTCTACCTCTTGGAAAGAAATGTTGCTTACTTTCTGAACTGAGTTGTTAGTCTCTGTTAGTGAGACTTCGGCAGTTGCTACTTTTTCTTCAGAAACTGTCTTGTTGGTGGTTGCAGTTGTTAGTGCGAAGTCAGCAGCGTTGAGCGCGGCCGTTGCTGTTTGAAAGTTAGCTTCGGCAGTATCAGCTTCAACGGTTGCTTGCTGAAGTTCAGTAACCGCTTGGTCTTTGTTAGTTGTTGCTTGGATGAGTAATGCATCTGCATTACCTAAGGCTGTTTTCTTAGACGCAAGTACTGTTGATGCAGACTGCTCTTCGGAAGTTGCAGTTGAGAGG